TTTTTAATAACAACTTTTTTGTATACTTAAAGAAACCTTAGCAAGATCTCCATACCACTTTTTCACAGGCTTGTGTAAATTTATTCTTACTGTACCATACGCATCATTACCACTATGGAAAGTTGGACGACCTGATGTGTACTTGTCTCTGACATTATATGTACCACGTGGACGTTCATAACTTATCATATTTTTATTATCAATCGGGGTGCATCTTTGATCAATAATATTACCACTATGGTCCAATAGGTCCACTTGGAGTGCTATGTGTTGCCTTCCGTTTGTTCTTATCTGTGAATTAATCATTTGTAATGTCTGTGAATCAGCAAAATAATATGATCGAGTATTGCTAAACATACCTCTACTTGCAACAGTAACATCTGGTTCACTGCCACATATCTTGCCAACAATCTTCTGGACTCCTTGCCCTGTTTGCGATTTAAAATCGCTATCATTAAATACTGCTTTAGTAAAGTTATTACATTTATTACTGTCCACTGATACCAATTTGAACGCTTCATCTAAGGCCGCAACCCAATCTTCACTCATAACTATCTTATAAGGAATATCAATATAACTTCGCCTTGAATTGCCAATTGAAAACTCTGTTTGACCTGAATTAAGTGTGTATGCTGATTGTGGATAACTCATTAACAATCTAGCTATTAGATCATCACCTGATTGCCTTTGATCTAGTTTACTTTGTAAAACAGTAGATTCAACATCTCCTCGAATTAAGTTAGTGTCTTTCCCACGTGATGTATTCCGCTTACCTATCTTACTACTGGCTACTTCTACATCCATTTCTAAATTCCACCAACCTACTTCATTTTGATAGTGCTTAGTGATCTTATAGTCATTTATATATCCTGCTGAATATCTAACTATATTTTCACTAGTGAGTCTGTCATCGCTTGACTCAATATCAGTAACTATCAAAGTTCCTACTGCACGTTCAATTGCTATCTGCAGGCATTCCTTCTTGGCATTTTCAACTGTAGAACCTTCACAGGTAACTGCAATTGTAAAATTAGGATTATGATTTCCTCCAGCTGTCTTAATAAGATCTGCTTGAAGAGGTGTACTCAATGAGAATAAGCCTAGGGCTAGCCAAGACTTAATCTTCATCATTATCGCTCATTTTTTCCTTAACATATTCTGCACCGTCTTGAATATCCTGTCCTGCACCTGCAATAGTACCACAGCCTTGTAAACAGAAAGTTAATGCAATTAACAGTCCAATTAACATTGTTGCTGGATTACTCAACATCTTTTGCCCAACTTTGACTAGTTTCTTGTACATAGTTTACCCCTTTGTTTAACATATTCGACATACCGTCGATACCAACAGTAGCAAATGCCACACCTACGATAACTCCTAAGATAAATGATTTCATATTAGTTCCCCGTCATTTCCGCTAATCTTTCTGCGGCTTGAATGTTTTTAACACCAGTTTCACAAGTTACTATAATAGTTCTTGCTTCGTGATCAATCTCACCACCATTACAAGCAACACCTTTTAAGAATGATTGACTAATAATTGATATGTTTTCACGATTAATTTCAGCAATCTTTTGTGAATTAGTATTCGGATTACCATATGGAATAGTTGTTACATCTGCATCTGAATCACTATTAATCAATGGATTACCATCTGCATCAAAGTCTCTGTCATCAAGTGTTCTTGAAAAATCTTGCTGACTCATACCATTAGTAGTATCTTCTAAGCTCTTTTGAACTGCTGTAGATAATACCTTAGTAGATCTTGTTGATGTAACATCCTGTTTAATAAACACAGCCATACCTGAATAACTTCTATTCGTAGCAACTTTAGCGGCTTCTTCAATTGAAGGAGCATTATTACCGTGTATTGGTGCTGTACCTGTAGACTTAATAGCAACAAATGATCCATTATCATCAAACTCTAATTCCATCATAGTGTCTGGTCTGTGAAACACAACACTAACTGGTTTCGGCTTAATACTATCTGTCTCCGGTGTTAGCTCTGCATTTTTTACAGTGTCTTGAAACATACTACACCCTTGTATTGCTAATGCACCTGCTACTACTAAACTAAGTTTCTTAATATTCATACTATTACCCCCGTAAAATGTGACTTAATCCATCACTTAAACTACATTATAGACTCTTTGTTACCATTTGTCAATCATAAACAATCCATCATATTCCAACTATCGCAATTTGAAAGCTGTTTATTTCTCTCCTGATACTGCTCTTCTTCTTCAGCCTTAGCCTCTTCACGTTTGGCTACGGCTTCTTCGGACCACATATCTATCCATTCTTTAGGCATCTCGTACGGTCTAGATTTTAACATTTGAACCGTTTTTAAACGGCAATCCGGCCCATACTCTACACCATCTTTTGAAACTTCTTTCTCAAATTTCGTACATACCATGACCTCTTTGTAGTAGGTATTATTCTCTGACCATTCTCGCTGTTCTTTGGATACTGTTGTTTCCTCGATCACTGTCTTATCTTCCTTTGGTTTGGCCATATCACGTTTAATTTGTTCAGCATATTGTGTATTTGCACACCCTGTAAGCCAAACAAAAAAAGCAATTAGTAATGCTATTTTAAGTAAAAGTAATCCAGTTACTAATAACAACTGTTTAATTTCTCTAGATATCATAATTGCCACCACGTCCCTTTAGCTTTGTCATAGAAAATGTGTCTACCAATCTTTGCAACTTTATAATCATTGTCTTTCCATTCAGGATTCACATAGTCTGCGTGATAGAACAATGCTTTACTTAGAATTTTAATCCTTAGTCCTTGTCTTAATACTGTTTGTGCTACACGACGACTGTCATACCAATTTTTAGATTTTAATTTTACAGTCTTAAGATCTGTATTAACGGTCCAAGAAAACTGTTCTGGACTGTATACTACATCACATATAGTATTACCCCAGTATCCTGTTTGTAAGCGGTTTATAGTTATTTGAGCCACTGCATATTTGCCCATTGTTCCTTCAACTCCAGCTTCAAAGAATATGTTACGTGCAAGGCATTCAACGTCTTTCGAATTATATTTGAATTTTGTTTTTTCATTAAACATCACTAGTTCCTGCGGTGTACCAGCATCATTCCTTTCTCTTAGATCGCTTATAGTTTCTTGTAATTTATCAACTTGAGACTCAAGCTCAGTTGTTTTATCAATTGAATAAGTTACATATTCGTACCCACCCCAAGCTAACATAGTACCTAAAATTAAAGGTTTGATCATATATGATAGTCCTTAATTAAAATATACATATATTATACAGTCTTATAACCAAAAAGTCAATCGATTCAATATATTGATAAATATTACTAACAAACTAGTTTAAAATTATAATACGGAAAACACGATGGCAATTATATATAAAGTAAAATTTACCAGAGATAGTACAGATGATCAGTTCCCATTCTCACATTTTTATGATTCACTAAGAAGTGACTATGCGGCAGACAATGACCAATATACTCCTTTACAAATACCAATGGAAAATTGGTACGAATTTGGACAGGCAACTGGTTTTGTAGAATGGGACTACGAGGAACACGATGCCGGTACTGATGCGGCTTGTCAGGCATATTGCGAACAACTAGTTGAGGATAACGGGCAACCAGATCTTCCGTGGGCAACATTAGCAACCAGACTTGATTATGTTACTCTTACACCAACAACGCAATCAGGTGGACAACCAGGCGATACTAGATATGGTTGGTTTGGATATAATGCAACATCACTAACACATACTGTACTAGTTACGTTTAACACACAAGCAAATTTGGAAACTTGGGCACAGTATAGAAAAGGTAAATGGGCAACAGCTACAACCGATAAAGCGGATCTAGCTACGTGGTTAACTAATAACAGTCAAACAATAGTAGAAACTGTTTCTACTGATGATGGTTCAACCTGGCAGAACATTAGTGCTTTTTCAAATGTTGAAATGTTTGATCTTAGTTAGTTTACTAGTTGAATGTAAAAAGCACTCTTCGGAGTGCTTTTTTTGTCTTAAAATTTAATGTTCTTGATATATTTTAATTGATTCTCTTTGACCTGTACCTTAAGATCTTCTAGGCTAATTGGAATAAAGTCAGTTCTCTCGAGACTAACATTAAAATATCTAGGATCTTGCACACAATCGGCGTGCAAGTGACCGTGTATGTTTATGGTGCAGTCGTATTTTTTAATCTGCTCGTGTGTGGTGTAATAATGTGTTAACAGCATATTATCAACCACGTGGCGTTTGTTATGTACTTCATCAAAGTATCTTAGGTAGTTCTCTTTAGAATCGGTGTCCAAGTTGCCCCTAATTAGTATTTTATGTCCATTTAATTGTTCAACAATGTTACTGCTAGTTGGTTCTTGAACATTATAAACATCACCAATATGATACACAACATCGTCTGGTCCTACAGTTTTATTCCAAAGGTCACAGATATCATTTTCTTGTTCTTGTAGTGTAGTCCACCTTGCCCTAGGGTTAACTCCCTCGAAGGTATACTCAAGTGCTTTTTGATCGCCAAAGTGTGTATCTGCTGTAAAGAATGTTGTCATAGTATTATTTAATAAAAAAGCACCCGAAGGTGCTTTTTATTTTATTACTGTAATTTAAAAATTAAACAGCAAAAATTGTAGCTCTAGAACCAGTTACATCACGTGCAACAACTTTATATGCTGTATTACCTGATGTGTTAGTTACAGTTTTAACTACCATACCTGCTTTTTTAAGTTCAAACATTCTAGCTGGTAATTGTGCAATACCATAGTTTGCTTTAGCCTGTGCCGCAGAAATTGTACGACCAGTACCACGTAGATATGATTCTAAGAATGCTTTTTGGTTCTTAACTTTGTTTAAGTTAGTAGTTCTTTTAGCTGTTTTAGCCATTTGTAATTCTCCAAATATTATTTTATAAAATAAAAACTAAGTGCTGACAACCCATCAGCATCATTACATTATACAACCTGTTTAAAAAATAAGCAAGCTATTATTTTACCAAAATTTAGTACTCGATCCTATTTCCGTTTCGATCCCACGCTTGATATTCCTCTTCTAGGTCTCTATTTCTCTCCATCATCTGTTCTTTCATATCTAAGAACATATCTATCATATTTTGAGCTCCTATTTGAGCTTTCATATTTTGTTCTTCCATACTAACTCTTTCTGCTGGTACACAGATAGCTTTAATTTGACGATCTTGTTGTTTGATCTGTGCGGCCTCAAATATACATTGCTCTCGATTATCAAATGTTACTAACGGATTACTTAATCCAACTGCTGTTATTAATACTAATTCATATATCATTGTACATCCTCCTTAGATAGTGTATCAAATGTTATTTTTTTTGCTTTTTCTATTAAATCTTGTTCGTGTGCAACAGCTAGCAAAGGTAATAAAGCAGTCATTGATTTACCTACCATCTCTAGTCCCATTGGTGTTAATTTGCTAAACTTCTTGTCTACTCCGCTTTGATAAAAATAATCTTCATTCTTAACTATGACCTCGAGAGCCCCCTCGATCATTAGCATAACTTCTTTTTGTGACAGCTCTTTAAGTTCGTGGATCATTATCTTTCCTTTTTTTTCTTTTTTGTCCATAAGGTTTAGGCTTTTGTGGTATACTCATGACCAACTCCACCATTTTTGTTCATCTCTTTGTTTGCACATTCTCGCATACCATTCTTCACCTGTTTCTTTAGGAACTTCAGGCCATCTAAAAGTAGGAATAAACGTTACAAAATTTCCTATAACAAATCCTAGCCATATCCAATATTCAGTATACTCAGGCATTTCACTAGCACGAGCAACTGTGATTAGTTCCATTAAAAATTCTTGTATTATAACTTTTCACCTGGTTCAAAGCCACGGAATCCTTTAAATCTAGGAAACCTTAGCGAGTACGTTTGGTCTTGGTTTTGCGTGACTGCGTCTGCTCTGACCTCCACCAGTCTGCCAATGAGCTCTGTCCTATCAATCCAGAAATTATCCCGATCGCTATCAGTAAAGCCACTGCCGCAATTAACGCTAATAATAAGTCCATCATCTTCTCCTTTACAAATAAGTGCACCTAATCGACCAGCGTTACGGCCAGTCCCCTCTTCTACGTCTACTACTTCTAGTGTAACTTCAATAAACGGTTTCATTTTTAACCAACTATGACTACGCTTACATTCATATCCTGCTTTAGGATCTTTAATCATAACACCCTCATAGCCACCGTCTATTGCCTGTTTGTTTACTTCTTTAAATTTCTGTTGACCTTCATCAGTGTCTAGATCAACATCAATCCAATCAAGTGCTTGAACGTGCTCTAGTATCATATGATTATTATCAACAAAATCTTTCATTAGCCCTGAACGAACATATTGCGGAACAATACTTGCACCTGATTGAAATTCATCTAACGTCATCATATCGAACAGGTGTAGTACAGCATCTGTTGCTGATTTTCCGTCTTTACGGTGTACCTGTTTCATTAGGTCTTGGAATGAGCTTGACATTACTTCTCCATCATAGACCATATCGTTAGCTATACCGTGTTGTTTAACTACAGTAGATATCTCATTACAGATATGTTCAAAGTTATGAAACTGTTTACCATTACGACTAAATGTTTCAACTTGACCGTTTTTACGAGCAATAACAATTACCCTAACACCATCTAGCTTAACTTCTAGTTGTTTTTTTCCTGTTACTTTCTTTTCGTGATTAGCTGAATCGTGTGCCAATTGGCAAGTAAATGTTGGTATTATAAACTCTGGACGTGTTTTCTTAACACTGGTATTGATAGTTTTTTCACTAGTGCCACAACGTAGATCTTTAATTAATATCCTACGATACCAATGGTTCCATTGCTCCTGTGTAGCCGATGTCATGAGCTCTTGTAGAACATATTGTGCTAATTTTCCTGTTACTTCTCTAGAAGTAAAACCATCGACTGCTAGTTTAAAAGTGGTCCAATCTAACCCAGGTCCACCAGGACCTTGTTGTTCTGCTACCTTCTTAATTCCAAATGTAATTAGGGGATCAAGGGCTAGACGGACTCCGTTAAAGAACTCTATATTGTTTTCTTCAGCCTCCTTCTTAATAATTGCTTCTTTAGCAAGGCGACTGTTATCTGCTTCAAGTGATATAATAATATGTTGTGGTTTAGTCATTTTCAGCACACTCCGTGATATGACGACATTTACCTCGGTATTGGAATCCTGGACATTGACAAGTATAATGACCATTGGTTCTTTTTACAAGATAGATATCACCTTTTGAACCAGTGACTTTCCACTCTTTATCTGCTTGTTTTTTTGGTATAGTTACTTTAATACCTTCGGCATTTGTAATTTTTACTATATTTTTTTCTGCAATTACTGAAAAACCGTTTGGATGGTTTGGATTAGATACTGCAATTTCATTAGGCTGTAACCAATGTTTGTCTGTAAGTATCTCACCGATAATGGTATTATATACAAAAGGCTCTGTGCTTTTGTAGTAATGTTGTTTGTGTCTAGTTTCTACGATTACTGTATCCAAAATATACCTTTCTTAATTTTTAAGTATATTATACAGTGATTTGGTTAAGAAGTCAACCGTTTTTAGAGGCGTCCTACTACTACTTCAATAATGTGAATTGGCGGTGTTTCTGTGTCACCGGGATCAGCTACTTCTTCTAATGATTTTCCTATTACACTACCAGGGATATAGTCTTTCATCGCCTTACCTACTCCGTTGTATCCGGCGGTGTCTATATGATACTTCCAGATTGGGTCAAACCCGCATACTATCATATCACCTTTACTTATTGGTCCAACAACTTTAGTTGGTACTCTTCCTGTAAGTGCTATCATGGCCACGTTTTCTGCTTGTAAACTATCATTCATTGTAAATGCTGGTGATGTTGATACTACTCCTGCTATTCGAGTATCATTTGCGTTAGCTAAAGTAACTTCGTTTTCTCCACCAAATGCTAAAACAGTTCCTGGTTCGTATGAGGCATCTGCTACGTATGCTTCTGCCAAATCAGCGTATTGTGCTGACGTCGCTAAACCATAGATAGTGCCAAATCTATTATCTGTTTGTCCAATGTCACCAGAACCGTTTGTGCCTGACTTATCAATATCAGGTGTAGTGATCTTAGTAGTAAACGATGGACTTGCTAGAGGTGCCTTGCTACCCAACTGTGAATCTGTATAACCCTTTAATCCTACATTGGCTTGTGTTACTGTTTCATTAGTAAATCCTATTTGCCCAATATTAGCTGTTGTAACTTTGTTATCTGTGTACCCTATTTGCCCGATATTAGCTGTTGTAACTTTGTTATCTGTGTACCCTATTTGCCCAATATTAGCAGTTGTAACTTTGTTGTCAGTATAACCTATCTGACCAATGTTGGCAGTCGTTACTGCTAGTAACACACCATTGTATGTTTCAAGAAATGTTCCTACTTGAGTATTACCATATGCAGAAGAGCCACCCGGTGCAACAAAAGATAATGTTCCGGAACCATCTGTACTTAAGACTTGGTCAGCATCTCCATCTTCTGTTGGTAACGTAAATGTTACATCACTTGCTACTGTAGATCCTGCTCTTAATGCTACATAGTTTGAACTGTCTGAGTCATAAAATCTAGTTTCTCCTCTAGCTTTAATATTAACATCTCCGCCAGTTGTTTCAATATCTGATGTCGCTGTTATTGTTGAATCAGTACTTATTAAACCATTTACTGTTAGTGAAGTACCATTTATTAACTGTAAAGAATCAGATCTAAATCTTGCAGAAATATTTTGCGAGCCAGCTTTCATAAAGGCAAATTCTAGTATACCATCTTCTGTACCATCACTTGCATCTAATATCTTTGCAGTCATTTTAGCATATACAATAGATTGATCTGCATCATTTTCGCCAATAAATTTTAACTGTCCAATGTAGTCTGAGTCAGATGGTGATGCACTATTACGCTTCAGTGAAACCACAGGACCCGCAGTGCTTGAAGCTTCTGTTGTAGTAATTCGTATACTATCATCTAATGATGTATTAGTGATGTTAACTTTTGCAGTATCAACGGATCCGAGTGCATCCAGGGTATGTATATTTAAATTAGCATATGAGCTAATTGCAACATTAGAGTTAGTAGCACCTGAACTAGTTGTGTTTACGAGATTGAAACGATCGTTAGTTTCATCCCAATATATAGCAACATTAGCAGTACCACCGCCATCGCGATTAATAACAAATCCAACATCTTGTCTCGCTGAAACACCATCTTTATTCAGCACTGAAACTGGATCAGTTAACTCAGTAATGGTTGTATTAACGTTCTCGACGGTAGGCCTGGTTAATGGCATTTTTTTCTCGTTTTATAATTTAGTAGTATTTATCTGCAAAGAGAATAATATTTTATCCAAAAAAATAGGATCCGAAGATCCTATTTTAGCCTTTCCATTCCTGTTCTTTTAGTGCTTACCTACTACGACTTCAATTACTGCATCGCCTTCTGATGCTTCAAGTGCTTTACCAATTACTGCACCTACTTTTGGATCTGCTTCTGCTCTTGCTCTACCAGTTCCATCGGATACCATCATATCACCTTTAGCAACTGTTCCTGTTACCTTAGTTGGAACACGTCCTGTAAGTGCTACAACAGCAATATTTTCAGCAGTAAAACCACCATTCATTAAATATGCTGGATTTGTTGAAACAACGCCAGCAACTTTTCTACAATGATCTATATCACATTGTGATACTTCTTTTTCCCCACCAAAGTGTACAACTGTACCTGCTTCATATGAGGCATCTGATTCATAAACTTCGGCCAAATCAGCGTATTGTGCTGATGACGCTTTAGCGTGAAGAGTGTGATATCTATTATCTGTTTGTCCAATATTACCAACGTTACTTGTACCTGATTTAGTAACACTTGACGCTGTTACTGTTGTAAATGCACCAGCAACCGGAGTCGCATTACCAATTAACGTTCCGTTAATTGAAGCAAACTGAGCCAGCCCACCCATAACATTACCAGTAAAGATTGATCCTGATGTAACTCCAATCAATTGACTACCATTACCAAAGTAATATGGTGCTGTTACATTACCACTGGACATTACGTTACTTGTGAAAGTTGCTACTGTTGCATTTTGTATTTGTCTAACTGTGCCATCAAGTGTAGTAGCTATAAAACTACCACTACCAGTATCATCAATACTAATACTTGAGTCACCTTTAAAGATTGCACTAACACCAATGTTACCGCCAATCGATATTGCACCTGGTGTGTCAATACTTCCTGTCGAAGCATCAATTGTTAATGGCCCTACTGAAAGTCCATTATGCACTACGAAATTCTGATTTGCCATGGTTCCATATTCCCCATAAAATTTATTATAACAAAAAGAATGCCTTGTGCTCTCTTTTATTGTTTACAATATTTATCGAATCTGGAAAAAACATTTACGACCATAAAAAAAAAGCACCCTTAAGGTGCTCTTTTAAATGTTACCTTGCCAAGGCATTTGTTTACATCATTCCAGGCATACCACCCATACCACCCATTGGAGCTCCTTGAGCACCACCAGCACCTGCATTTTCTTCAGGTATGTTTGAAATTGCACAATCGGTTGTCAGTAATAGACCAGCAACTGATGCGGCATTTTGTATTGCACATCTTGTTACTTTAGTTGGATCAATTACACCCATTTCAATCATATCACCGTAGGTATCATTTGCGGCATTAAACCCGTAGTTGGATTCACCTTTAACAACTTCGTTAATAACTACACTAGGTTCGACGCCAGCGTTAGAAACAATTTGACGAAGTGGCTCTTCAATTGCACGAAGAACAATAGCAATACCTGCATCTTGCTCAGCATTGGTTCCTGTAGCAGATTGAATAGCTGATTTAGCACGAACTAGTGCAACACCACCACCTGGAACAACACCTTCTTCAACTGCGGCTCTGGTTGCGTGTAGTGCATCATCAACCCTGTCTTTCTTCTCTTTCATTTCAATTTCTGTTGCGGCTCCGACTTTAATTATAGCAACACCACCGGAAAGTTTAGCAATTCTTTCTAGAAGTTTTTCTTTATCGTAGTCTGATTCACTAGTAGACCATTCTGTACGGATAGTCTCAACTCTCTCACTGATCGCTTCTTTTGTACCAGCACCGTCAATTACTATAGTATTTTCTTTTGAAACTTCAACACGTCCTGCTTGTCCTAGTTCCTTAAGAGTAACTGCTTCAAGTTTCATACCTAATTCATCAGTGATAACTGTTCCGGCAGTGAGTACAGCAAGATCTTCTAGCATTGCTTTTCTTCTATCACCAAATCCAGGTGACTTAACTACTACAGTTTTAATAACACCTTTGATATTATTAATTACCAGAGTTGCTAGTGCTTCACCTTCAACTTCTTCAGCAATAATCATTAATGGTTGTCCTGACTTAGCTACTTGTTCTAGTACAGGAAGGATTTCTTTAATGTTTGAAATCTTTTTATCGTGTAATAAAATGTATGGGTTTTCTAATACACTCATCTGTTTGTCAGCTTTGTTAATAAAGTATGGAGAAAGATATCCTCTATCAAATTGCATACCTTCAACTACAGCTAATTCCATATCAAGTGACTTACCATCTTCAACAGTAATCACTCCTTCTTTTCCTACCTTGTCCATAGCATCTGCGATAATTTTACCAATTTCACTGTCACTGTTAGCAGAGATAGTACCTACCTGTTGAATACTTTCTAGTGTATTACACGGAACTGATATCTTAGCAAGTTCTGTAACAACTAGACTTACTGCTTTATCAATGCCACGTTTAATATCCATTGGATTCATACCAGTTGCAACAACTTTAGCACCTTCTCTAACAATAGCCTGTGCTAGTAATGTTGCAGTAGTAGTACCATCACCAGCTTGGTCAGCTGTTTTTGAAGCAACTTCTTTTACCATTTGAGCACCCATATCTTGAAGTGCATCTTTTAGTTCAATTTCTTTAGCTACAGTAACACCATCTTTAGTAATGTGTGGTGCACCATATGGTTTATCAAGGATAACATTTCTTCCTTTTGGTCCAAGTGTCACTTTAACTGCATCAGCTAAAACATTAACACCTTCGATCATTTTTGTTCTGGCTGATTCGCCAAACTTTACATCTTTAGCCATTATTCATCTCCTTCTAGAATTGCATAAATTTCTTCTTCATTAAGTATCGTTAGCTCTTCACCTTGGATCTTAACAGTTTGCCCTGCGAACTTACCAAATAGAACAGTATCATTGACTTTTACTTCCATTGGAACTAGAGATCCTTCCGGAGTACGTCTACCTGCACCTATAGCTAACACAGTGCCTTGATCTGGCTTTTCAGCCACATTGTCAGGAATAATAATTCCGCTTGATGTTTGTGTATCAGGTTCGATACGTTTGATTACCACACGATCGTGGAGTGGATTTAATTGCATTTTCATTTCTCCTTAATTAAGCAAGTTTTTGCTTCGCCCTATAATAGGCACGAAACCTAGTATACTTGTAATATATTATACACTAGTCAAAATATTTATACAACCTTTTTGTAACCAAAAAGAAACCCACCGAAGTGGGCTTCTGCTATTTTTGGTAACAAGGTATAACTACCCCGTCGATGTTAGTTTTTACGCTAACGCAACTGCACGGTCAGCAGAGCCAAAGCGGAAGCCTTTGCCCATACTTACTTTTACAGTTTCGAATTTAGATGTTTTTTCTGCATCTATAAGTTTTGCTTGATTTACGGTCATCGCCTACCGTGTTGCCGTCTCTGCTATCTCGCCACGTCGAAACCTGGTCATCCCCCTAAAATACTCTGTTTCAAAAACACTTTGGTGGAGATGAGGGGAATCGAACCCCTGTCCGCAACGCCTTCACTTCGAAGGGATTACAACAATTCTAATTCGTCTGCAATTCCTACAAATTCACCGACAATTAATGCTATACCTGCAATTGCTAGGTATGGGTTCATTATTAATATTAGTGCAATTCCTGCGACTAGTCCAGGTGAATGTTTCACTATCTGTTTAGTTGTAGGGCTTTTTGTAAAGCAATTTATATATCTCATTTTAATCTCCATTTACCATTTTGGTACTGTTGTATCTGTCCAATATTATTATACCCAAGTTCACCTTCCCATGGTGTAGTTGCGAATTGAAGTTTAGTCGGTTCAATTGGAACTAATCCTAGGGTATTATTTTTTGACCATTTAGTATAAGAGTCACTCATACTAATACTTATCATACAAAAAGGCCCCGCAGGACCTTTCAGCATATCCCCCTGCGACTAGACTTTGTCAGCTTCGACTATTGTTAATCCTTCGTCGACTAAATCTTGCTCAGTAACAACATCTTCAGTTTCTGCAATTGCACGAGCTCTTAACTCGTCTAAACTTGGTGCTGAAACTTTAACAGTACTATTATATTGTGATAGTGATTTGTAATTATACTTTACATCACTATTATCAATAGCTTCTTTATGACTTTCATAAAGATCAGTTGTTTTTAAATGCTTAACACATTCAGCTTTAGTTAGTGCTTCTGGCATTTCAAATAAATTAATATCTGTATGGCCTTGCTTGTTCAGAATCTTAACACGACTTACAAAATCGTTTGCAAATCGAACTTTAGTTACACCGTTAAGTGTAGATACTCCTACTACTTTGAATACTGACATTTTACTTCCCCTTTAATATATCTATACTGCAAATCGCAGTCCCCTATCGTAATGTTGCCATTACAAATTACATTATACAGTTTTTTTATCAAACTGTCAACCAATTATCTTTTAGTAATAATTTCATCTACTAATCCGTAGTCAACTGCTTCTTGAGCCGACATAAAATTATCACGTTCCATATCTGCCGCTAGTGTATCATATGCTTTATCTTTTGAATTGTGATCAACATATATCTGCGTAAGATATTGTTTCATTTTCATTATTTCATCAACCTGTATTTGCATATCAGTTGCTTGCCCACCAGCACCACCACTTGGTTGATGTATCATATGTCTTGCGTGTGGTAACATTAATCTCTTACCTGGTGCACCTGCTTGGGCTAACAATGATCCCATTGAACAAGCCTGCCCCATAACTATTGTTGAAATATCTGGGCTAACGAATTGCATAGTATCATAAATTGACATACCTGCTGTTACCGATCCACCTGGTGAGTTAACATAAAATAAGATATCTTTTTCGCTGTCTTCTGATTCTAGAAATAACAGTTGAGCTACTAATAAGCTAGCAGTGTGTTCATTAACATCAGTATCTAGTATAACAATACGATCTTTTAATAGTCTTGAGTATAAATCATAACTACGCTCACCATCACTAGTTTTTTCTAAAACCATTGGTACTAAATTTGGCATCTTATTTTCCTTTGTAAAATGTTTCTTGGTTTGTTTGACAAGTTATACATAGTTTAACTCCTGGTACTAGTTTTCTACGTGCCTTAGGAATTTCATCTCCACATTCATCGCAGAACATATTACTAGGTAGTTTTGACTGTGCCTGTAACTTTCTCTGTACTTCAGCAATGGCATTCATATTATTATGAATTGCCTGTACTTGCCCCATTTCCGATTCTTCTTCGTTGTTATAAACAAAGTCGGGTAAATCATTATTTTTATTTTCCATATGATTATTATACAGCCTTTTTATTTTGCTGTCAATGATTTACTTACGAAATTAAAGTGTTCTAGCTTTAATCAGTTTCCATTTTATTTTAAGTGTTTCTATGAACTTTGATACAAGACCGATCTTCCAAGCCCAGAGAAAGTCCATAATAGTTGCACCAATAATTAATCCAGTCCAAAAATTAAATAACATATTATCTCCTTTTAAATAATACCTAAAGATATCATTGTATATACGCTAATACTAATAATTGCAAATTCATTAAAGTTCATAAGTTTCTCCTACCACCATGAGTTATAAAAAACACGCATACCATCAGCTAATGCTTTTTTAGCATCTTGTACAAAGAACTTGTCGTTCTGCTTGTAAAAGTCATCAGCATCACTGCCGTAAAAGAAGCCTGTAGTATCAGGAAGTCTGTTTAGAACAACAGCTTCAAACAGACGATCAAGGTCAGCTTCAGTTAATTCAAGCTCTTGACAATTGAAATCATCATCTTTGTTGCCAGTTTTTTCTACCCATAGCTTTGTCATCCACCCGTGTAAGTTAGGATGCTTTCTCCACTCTGCAAGATTCTTAGGTTCTTGCTTTGGATCTGCTGTTGGATCTATTGCATACGCTGTCATATCTAATCCCATTGTCTGCTCCTTAAAGTTACTTAAAGTTTGGTCCAGATACTACACGACCAAAGTTACTAAAATACTGTAATGCAACTGTAGCATTCTGTGCTTGTGTTTGCATAACAACTGGTACTTTATTTTGTAATACAGTAGCTTCGAATAACATATAAATCTCCTTTTCCTTATTTGTTATAATAATTATAGCACCGATTTACCAAAAAGTCAACCAAAATATACATTTATTTGTTGTTAATTTTTCGGTAATTATTAACAACAAACTATATTGCTGTTAACATTATAGCTGGAACTCTCCATGAACCATTCTGATCAGTATCAACTGTTACATACTTGATAGCTATTTTTCTAACAGTACCTTGAGTCACTTGACCATTCTTACTAGTAAACTCAACTCGATCACCAACATTTAAAGAACGCTTTTGATTATTACCAACAATTTCTCTAGCATATTTTACTGCGTCTTGTATCTTTTTAAGATCTTGCGGAGTAAATTGTTCTGCGTTGTTAACAAGTTGTTGTGTTATTGTTTCAGTTACAGTTAAATCTAATACTGATCTGTTAGTTTCCATTGTCTACTCTCCTAAGTTGTTAAATACAATTATAGAGTCATTTTACCAAAAAGTCAACCAAAATATGAAAATATATGCAGATAATAGTGTTTGCGAATATCAACTAAAAGAACTAGGATTTGATCAATTCACTGATTTGGACCATTGCAATCTCGCAGTATTCCAAACTTCATTCGACGATAACGCCCAGCTGGAATCTAAAATAAATTCAATTGATAAGCCTGTGATTATACTATCATCGGAGCTTAATACAAAGATTGTTAGCTTTATAGAACAAAACCAGAACCCTAGGATTAAATATTTTATATGCGGATCAATTGCTGATATTGATACACATCCATGGTTAGATTGGTTCCAGCATACTGTTAATTTTTATAAGAATAAATCAGTTAAGATCTTAGATCAGTTGACTCCCTATCAGGTAAAAGACAAGTATTTTGATATACTACTAGGTAGACCTAAACCTCATAGAGACTACATATATAATTACGTCAATCAAAATAAACTTATCAACAAGGTCATGATGACATATCTTCATTCATGGCTTCCAGTAAAACAACAAGGTGTGTGGCCAGTCGACATTCCAGACAACATCTACAATACTATTACCCAGGTTAGCTATAATGGAGTAAATTGTACCCTAAGTCAAATTATACACCCGGATATATATAATGAAACAGCATACTCGGTAATTGCAGAAACTAATGCTGATAATCGTTTTAATTTTTATACAGAAAAGACAGTAAAACCTATTCTAGCAGAAAGACTGTTTATAGCTTTTTGTGGTCAACACTGGTTACGTAATCTACGTTCATTTGGATTTAAAACTTTTGATGGAATAATAGACGAAAGTTATGATAATTGTGAAAATGACAACAATCGATTCTATATGGCTGGTCGTGAAATGAAAAGGTTAATAGAAGAAGTTCCGCAGGGTAAAATACTAAAAGAGATACAGCCTATAACAGAACATAATAAAAAGGTAATGTTAGAAACAAACTGGGCAGAAGAGTTGTCTAAAGTAATCCAAGCTCTTTAGCTCTATCAGCAACTTGGAAACTAGCCAAGTTCTTACCTTTTGCTTCGCACATAATATCTGAATAATCTAAAAACTTCAATGCCCAGTCATTGGCTAATCTGTTAGGGTAAAAATCACTGTGAGCTCGCAACTTCTGTTTCTTGTGTCCACTCTCAAGTAATAAGTTTAAGTTAGGTAGTTCACTGTGATCAAAGCCTTCGGGCAACCATTCGTCTCTACTGTATGAATAGTGTATAACAGGACGTACACCTCGCCAGCTATCTACTACGCCTTTGAATCTATCATCTGTGGGTTCAATATATTCGCCTGTCTTAATGTAATGATGATGTATATCTAGCACTAGGGCACAGTCCTTGATTAGTTCTAGACTAGCATCTAGGCCCCAAGTCATTTCGTCGTTTTCTATTGTAAGTGTATTTCTTGCTTCGGGGCTTAGTCTTCTAAGAGCCATCATTATGCCTCGAGGACCTAGCTTACCTGATATGTGTACGTTACACTTGAAGTCTTGGAATGTCTTACCATAGCCCATCCATCGGATCATATCAGTATGATACTCGAATTCTTCAATACTGCGGTCGACAATGCCTGGGTTAGCACTTGCCAAAACTGTGAACTGGCCTGGATGAAAAGATAAACGGACACCGCGGCTACGAGCAAGCTCGCCCACCTCACCAAACGCCCGCTCTGCGTAAGCCACAACGTCACTGCGGCGCCAAAAGTAACTCCACTCGTGCTGAGTATAAACAGGTAATATGTCACTTGAGAGTCTAACCATTCTGAGATGTTCATCTAATCCTCCTATACGTTCTACTAGTTTACGAGACGATTCTATGTTGTGAACCATAAGGTCCCATAGTCGTTGTTCTGCTACTTCTTTAGTTTGATTGTTTAGCCAACGCACTGTTGTTGAGCGTGTGTTGTATTCTTTAGCGTTGTCCTTGGGCTTGATACCATCAACTTGAGATGGATAATCGATCCACTTGCAAGCAAAACCTATCTTTTTAGTTGTATTCATAATCAGTATTATACACACCTTTCACCAAAATGTCAATCGGATTGTTTTCGTTAATATATCTTTTAAGTTCTTTGTCTGTTGGATTACAGTTATGATTATCTCGAAAGAAGATTTCATATGAGTCACTACCATACTTACCAATACCGTAAAGCTCTCGAGCATCGTGACCATCCCAGTCTAGATAGTCTGTAGTCATACCTATTAATCTAGTATAACGCACATTAACCATACCTAAAGGTCTAAGGATAGTTTTAACAAATTCTGGATCTGCTTTAAGTAAATTATAAGGTTGTGGGAACCAGTAAAGGAATTCTGGTAGTGTTTGCTTGACCTGTTTACGATTTGTCAGATTAAGCATAATAACTCCAACGAAGTGTTCCCAGCTATTGGAAACCTGTTGTTGTACCATTAGTTGATCTGCAAGTGGTCTAAACATAATAGTATTATACTATCGATTTACTAGTTTGTCAAGACGTTATGAAAACCAATTTGGGCTAGACTTATCGTTTTGTTGTAGTAATATTAATGTAGTTCCTTGACCATTAAACCATTGGAATGATGTATTCAGTATAGCCTGTATATTTCGAGGTAATAGTTTTTTATTTGCACGAGCAACTGCATCAACGAGTTCACCTTTATTAATAGAAATAGAAGCGTACCAAAATATTATTACTTCTTTTTTCTTCCAGTCGTGCATTATTGCTGTTAGGCAATCTGTATAAGGATCGGTCCCTACACGTAGATCTGATTTCTTTTTTATTTTTGCTGTAGTGTTATATGGGCACACATTAGCTGTTTTTAGCCAATCGATTAATTCTTTTTTGACTTTAGTTTCTTTAGCTAATGCTTGTAATGCCTCTGTGCCACTTGAATTGTATCCTGGCATTATTCGATAATCCCAAATTTTCCCCAAGCTGTACCACCTAGGTTTATCCACCCAGCTGGGCCTCCCAGGCCTGGTGCTTCATTCCAAACTATTGTTCCAGTGATAGCACTGTAGTTAGGACATACTGCCTCTGAACTCATTGGAGTATTACCTACACGTAAATTTTCTATTTCTACACTTCCATCTGGTTGCACAATTAAATTACTATTTCCAGCACTACCTATTACTAGAGATTGTGATCTATCCATTCCAATAAATCCACTGTCTTTAGATTTTTTACCAATTGATATTTCAATTTCTTCATCCCAAATCGATAACGTAGCACTAGGTTCTATAGTATTAATTCCAACACGTTTTCCTGTAGTATATAAGGTATCACTTAATACTGATTCACCGGTGGTTTGTAGATCACGTAATGTACCAACTCTCTGCAGGTTACTATCAGTAATATGATATCCTAGCTGATTACCTGCTACTATTTCTCTACCTTGTTGTGTTATGCGATCTAGGTCAAGTCCTCGATTGCCTATATCTTTTAATATAGTTTCACTATGCAAGCTAAGTAGCGTTGAATCTTCTGCAATTTTTTCTACTGTTAGTTCAGCTAGAGTGTTAACAGCTGGGCCACTAGGATCTATATCTCCAGTAAGTTTAAGTGTACCATCAACTATTAGGTCACCTTTAATCGTAGCTTTTGGAGCCCACATTGCTTGTTCAAATGCTACAGCAGTATCCATTACAGTCATTTGTATTTTGGTAGAGCGATCCTCGATACCAGTACTACCAAATTCTTGAATGATACCACCTTTAACTTGATCACCTGTAAAATTAAATCCTTTAAAATCTATAGCTGTGTGGTTAATAGATTCTTTTCCAAATGCTCCAGTTTGTACCAGATTACCTATCTTGCTTTCTACCATTGCACCTAGAACTGATTGAAGATCCATTGTTGCTACTCTAGCATCAATTTCTGTTTTAACTTGTTCGTTTGCTGTCTTTGTTAGGTTTGCTGTTAGGTTAGATATAATCTTTGCTAGTGCTTGATCTAATTTATCTTTTGTTTTAGTTTCAATATTAAATTCTGCAATACGCTCATTGAGACGACCTGTGATAATACGTTCAGCTATAGCTTGTACCTCAGTACCAGCAATGGCTTTAACAACTTCTTGACTTATTTGTTCACGGAGTTCTGATTCAAGGTCACCCTTAAGATTTTGAATTATCCCCGCAACTACCGGTTGTAGCGATTCATTGATATCCATATTTTTCTCGAAAAACTAATATTAAAAACTAATTGATATTACGTGCTCATAATTCTTTTTTATGAGACTTTTGTACATTAAATTTTTATGTACGTAAAACTCTTTTGCACCAGCATCTATACTAAACTTAGCCATCTGTTTAAAAAACATACTACGTCGATTGTATGGTCCTGCTGTATTTGCTTCATTGCCTAGTAACTCATATACCACTGTCTTCCAACTATTTCTATCTTGGTAATCATAATTGTGATGTTCTAAAAATACCTTACTGTCTTTGTTATTCCTTACAGCTAACGGAGAACTAAATTCTTTATCACGGAAGTCTTGATTCTTATAATCTTTAAGTGTTGTTACTACTAGCTTTTTAGCTAAAGCACACAATCGTGCAATCTTACCCTGTTGATGATCTTCACTGTTAGCAAATGTAAAGTATTCATCTACTGCTACTACCCAATCAAACTTCTTATCATGATCTTTTAATTTGTCTTCTTCAATATATGTGTATTTAATGCCTTTGTCATCTAGGTATTTTTTTATCTTATCGCTAATTTCTGTTACTGCTATAGTCTCAGCATCACAAATTAGTAGTAATGGACTGAATCCATAGAATAGAATACTTGCAGGTGAGCTACCGTGACGCTCGGAAATAGATCGCAAAATTTCTTTTTTTCGATCTAAAACTTCTTGCCCTTTGGGATTAAACTGTAATGCGTTTACTGATATTTCAGTATACGACGAGAACTTCTCTGACATTAAGGAACCTTGTATTTGTGTTATGTAACTATTTACCTTATTGTCTTATTAAATCTAATGTCACACAATGAAATGACCCGCCTAGTGTACGGCTATGGCGTAAGTTTAATGGTATCACTGTAATATCTAGTGCCTCTAGATCTTTAATAATAGTAGTTTGTGCTGAATCCATAATAACAGTATTTGGATCAACACTTAGACAATTCATACCTACCCACTTAGATGCGTATGGGTATTCATGGAATGGTTTTGGCACGCAATCATTTATCCAATACTTTTCCCAACCGTCAAATACTTTCGGACAATTGCCTGTAGTAACTCTGGATGCGTTTAACATTACCAATCCTTCACGTAAAGGACAAATAGTTGAATCTATATGCACTCCTGAATAGAAGTTACAGATCTCAATTTTAATATCTGGTACTTGTTCACGTAGCCATTCAATTGCTTTACGATTACCACTTTCACTTTCTAGTACTAACCAAGTGTCACCTAGTCTACATACATTTGCGGCATCTAGTGTCATACCTTGATCACGTGGCATCTTGAATACTTGATTATCCTGTGTAATAAAATCGTATGCAGAAATTTCTTGATCTCTACAAGGATACATCATAGCAGGATCTATAACACGGTCACCTGCTATAATTAACCTATCCCTAGGACAATAGTTATACATACCATCTTGAGCTACAAAGTCTATATCGCTAGGACGATGCACCTCTACTCCGAGACCAAACAGAGCGTTGGCTAGTAATTCAAGGTCTTCATTTGTCTCATCTATTATCGTTTGGGAAACTGCTCCACTCGGAACTGGTGTTTCAGTCCAAGTAGTTTTAGAACTTTCTTGTGAAAATACTGGATCATTGATAGGCCAATTTGCATTTGTAGCTGTTCCAACTACAACACTCTTGAGCTTGTCCCATTCATTATGGCTATTAACTAGCATTGATGTCCTGTTATCTGTAAAGTGTATCGATACTCTAGTCCTATGTTGGCCGCCATATGCGGAGTTTTCTTACTCCATACAACATAATCACCTGCACTCCATTCTAGTATAGGCTTTTCATCTACTTCTAGATAGTGTCCTGGTTTCCAATCTTCTAAGAATACAACAGCACGTCTGATAGTATCTTCTTTATCTTTGAGATTAAATAGATTTATGTATCTTTCATATGTATCAACGTGTTCAGGCAATACTGTTCCTGTTGCCATTCTATAATAACTAGTGCCAATGTCTTGCCATCCTAGTTCACTAAAATGTCTAATAATTTGATCATTCCAACTTGGCTGTGGTTTTCTCATATCGCACATATCACCGGTAAACTTATCATGATACCCAGCATTAAGCCACCAATCAACAGAGTGAGAATCATTGAAAGGTTCGTTGGAATAGTCTAAGACTGTGTACTCTCTATCCCAAAAAGGATTAAGTTTTTCTAGTGTTACCATATTGTATAATTGAAATTAAAGGATTTTTAGTTTTAAATTTACGCCAAGGATCTACCACGATACTTCCCGGAGCAGGTATAAAGTATAAAGGTTGTGCTGGATGTTTTCCAGTATACCCATAGGTTATGTCTCTGTTGTGTGCTAAGAATATGATACCTATAGAATCGTCAGCAACTCTGTCGTTAGTCAGTGGATCCGAGTAAAAGAAATGTGCTTCTTGTTGTTCTAAGTAACTTCCTATCAAAAGACTATAACTACCATCGACCATATCTACGTCTGGCTTATATGATTTACCGTGTATTATGATAGGAAGATTTTCTTTTTGCTGTAGGTCAGTTAAAAAACTAGCTATGTTTTCTGCTTGTTTTTCTCTTGCGTGCATTATAGTGTCAAACATATCATATCCTAGATCTAAACTTTCTGCTAGATAACGTAGTGCTATATTATCTCTAGGATGGCAAGGACCAGCATCACCCATACCTGCTGTCATATACTTAGGACTCATAATACGTGTAGTTGAGTTTGCTAGTGCATCAGTAACAATATCAACATTTATATTACCGTTCTTCATTGCAACATCTTGTATCATATTAACTAATGCAATTTTTGTTGAGATAAATGTATTGTAAAATATTTTTATAGCTTCTGCTTCGTCCCAAGTCCCTATAGAATAGCGTGGGTTGTTTTCCATTAAGGGAGCATAAAAGTCTTGCAGTAATTTTGCATCACCAGTTAAACTTCCATCTTCTGTACCTATGATAACCATCTCTGGATTAACCATATCCCATTCAACTGATCCCATAGCAATTAGATATGGATTATAAATGAAACGTGCATTAGTAATGTTTTGCTTTAGTTCTCTACGGGTTGTACCAGGTAGAACTGTGGAAATTAGTACTACCAATTGATCTTTTGTTACGTATTGATTAATATCTTTTAGTGTTTTATTAACTATTGTGTAGTCAAAATCTTTATTTGCCAGATGCGTGCTAGGTGTTCTACCATCATACTCTTGATCGTGTGGTGTTTGCACAGCTACAAATATAATATCGTTACCCTTAACTGCACCTTCTAGTGTGTCAGATATAGTAATCTTCTCACTGGTCTTGCTATAAATATCATAGCCAGTTACTTTATATTCCTGTGCCATTACTTCTGCACAAGGCATACCTAACTTGCCTATACCGATAAATCCGACTGTTTTTATAAAATCAGTCAATGTTTTAGTTGACATATATGCTCCAAATTGATCACATCTACGAGTTTTTACATAACTCAGTCTTTAAAGACTTTGAACTGCACGCATTTGATAAGGGAGTGCCTACGGAAAGTTCATATATAATATTTAACAAAACTGTCTCACCCCGTAAGATTTTATTCTATGATCAAGAGCCTATTTTGGACAAATTGTCAGAACCATACCTAGATTATTTTAATATTCCTTATACTGATATAGCAACAAATAGAAAACAGTACCCTGAGTTATATAACAATATACTCGAGGGTAACGAGCTCGATGATTATATCGCTTGGTATACCAAATTTGTTAAAAAGCCTTTTGTATTAGTTACTAGCGAAAAAAGTATAATTCAAAAACAAATGAGTGAAAAATATGGATTCGAAAACTTATATTATTTTTATCACGGATTTGCGGCACTTGATTGGTTTCGCGGATATCAAGCATTAAATCACGATAAAGAAATAGTACGAGAATACGATAAAGATTTTATTACCTATAATAGATTAATTAAACAAGACCGTAGCTACAGGATTTACCTTGTTAGTCTTTTGAAAGAATATGATCTATTAGATAAAGGTTTTGTTAGCTTTGGTGTAACTGATGCTATTAGCGATTGGCGAGATGAAGTAAGTGATCCAAAGACTAGATTAAGTGAACAACAAAAAGATAGTATAGAACGTAATCTAACAGATATTACCAGACTAACAATAGACAATGCTAGCGTTCTAGGAAGTGCTAGTGCAGATATTCCACGTGAACAGGATGCGTTTTGGCACGTAGTTACTGAAACAGTATTTTATCATTCTAAAATGCACCTAACAGAAAAGATATTTAAGCCTATTGTTAATAAGCAACCATTTATGTTATTGGCCGCTCCAGATAATCTTGCCTATCTTAAGAGTTATGGATTTAAAACATTTGATAGCGTTATCGACGAAGATTATGATATCTGTCAAGACAATCAAGAAAGAATCAACAAAGTAGTTAGTCAGCTACACTGGTACGCTAATCTATCACCTAGTGACAAAACCGACGTTCAGGAGCATCTAAAACCTATTATCGAACATAATTTTAACCACTTTTATGGTGAATTTAGGCATATTATCGCCAAAGAATTAATAACTAACACTAAGTCCTTATTCAACGATATCAACTATACTAGCCAAGTTGATTGGCAATCTATACACCAACTACTAACGTCTTAATTTTTCAATTGATTCAATAAATACTACTATAACAGGAGTAGACAACCTAATGGAAGGAATTTTTCACCTTATAATGGAAGTAGGTTTTCCAATAGCCGCGGCAATGGCCGGTGGTTACTTTGTGTTTCTTACAATGAAATTTATCCTAGCAGGGGTAACTGGATCTATTAGAGGAATGCAAAATATAATCAAAGCTCTAGATAATCGAGTTGAAACAATGAATCATGATGTTATTCGAATCGACACTGTGGTATCAACAGCACTAGGATTAAAGCCAGATGTTGATCGTATTGCTCGTGCCGACGGTAAGAAAGATGCGAGGAGAGACTAATGAACAACTTAAAAAGGAAAGAGATATGAGTAAGTTTAACGGGTATTTAAAATCAACATACCATCCACCAAGATCTTGGGTACTAGATCAAAAGCTAGTGTATGAAGATGATAATCTAACAGATCAACAAATGGAAGATCTTAAACTAGTAGGTGCACCAATAGATAAACGTAGTGGCAAAATTACTGCACCAGCTGGACTAAAAACAGATATGGCTTCAGTACCGAGAGCTTGCTGGTGGTTAATTGCTCCATTTGATGTTGCTAGAGCCGCTGTTATTCACGATGTATTATATGCCGCGATTAGAAAATTCCGCTATCATCACAATGACGATAAAATAGCATTTAAAGCAAAGAAAGTTGCTGACCTAGTATTTAAACACGCTATGGATGATGCTGAGCCACCAGTGTCAGGTTGGAAGAAATGGTTATGTTATCAAGCAGTTAATTGGTTTGGTAAATCATCAGTAGCACCAACAGAGGCAGACAAGTAAGATGCATTGGGAACTTTGGATAATATTAGGATGGCCAATAGTTCTCGTGCTTTTTGCAATGTTTATTATCTTTTTTACAGAAACTTGGGAAGATAAATGTTAGACGTAGCTGAATTAATTTCTAAGTACGGATTCCCTGTAGTAGCCGCAGTTGGTGCTGGATATCTAGTATACTACGTTTGGGTATGGGCAACTAAAGAAGTTAAGCCTATGATTGGAGATACTAGTAAAACTCTTATAGCATTAATAGACCGTATACGAACGTTAGATAATGATCTGATCAGACTAAATCAAAAAGTAAACACTGTATTACAATTGCGTGGTAAAGTTATTGAAGGTGATCGTGTACTTCATGAATCAAAAGTTCTTAAGAAAGCCGCTGAGCAATTAGATAAAGCCGCTGAGATGGACGAAAAACCAAAAAAATTACGTAAACGTAATAAATCTTAATTCTGTTCCATTTCTGTAGGAACGAAATCATCCGCTGGTAACACACTAAAATCACCGTTATGCCAATCGATACGAACTAGTTCATTCCCAGGTTCTGGATTCCAACAGCCAGGTATGTATAGTTTATCTATACGTTGTGCTGATGCTTTAAGTCCTTGTCCGCTATCACAAGATTCAGTAGTTGACAATACAACTCTTACATTTTCAAACAGTTGATTAACAAGAAATGTTTCAGATAACGCCAACGTTGGCCAGAATAATAGTAGTGTGATGAAAAGATTACGCATATTAAATAGTCTCGTCAAACTCATCAAACCATTCAGCTGGCCAAACGAGTGGAATATCGCTTTCGATATCTATGTAATTTACTAAAGGCATCGGAGTCATACCAGGCATTGCTGGTGCTTGAGATATACTAGGAATAGTAAAGCATCCTTCGTGTACTTTACCACTAGCTTCGGTGGCATAAGCTCTGTAAGGATATAGTTCTTTGTGTTTTTGTGAAGAGCAAGGCTCATGAGTTAATGCAATAACTCCACCAGCTGAATTACGTAAGTAAAGTTCGTCAGGATGAGAATTTGCAAATAGTGTAGAAGTTGCAAATATACCCACCATGGTTACTGCTATAAGTCCTTTCATAGTAATCCCTCTCATATATACTTACCATTATATATGTTACTAATATGTAAGTATGATTGAAGAATTATTTAGTTTTTGCTCGAAATGTTCCGTCCCAATCGTCTGGGCACCCTTGTATAAGTCTTTCGACCATTTTTTGATAATAGCCAGAGATAACATTGTCATCGTTTGCAAATCTTCTAGCTATGTAAAGAGCATCTTCCCAATTGCCTGCGTAGTAGTTGTCAAGGAATTCTTGATGTTTACTCACTTCAACATTACCAATTGTATATATTTTAACTCCTTGTGTTTTTCCTTTAACTGCGATATTATCTAGTTCAATTAATCCTACATCAATCTTGTGTTTTATATATTCCACAGTGCCTTGACCTAATATAATATCAACTCCGTAGTTTTTACTCTGTCCTTCTAACCTTGCGGCCAAGTTGACAGTATCCCCGAGGCAAGTATAATCGAAACGTTGAACACTACCAAAATTCCCAACGACACAAGAACCGGAATTAATCCCCAATCCCATTGCAAAAGGTGGTATACCTTCTTTTTTAATTTCTTCATTAAACTCATTCAAACTCCCTATCATCTTTAATGCTGTTCTTACAGCGTTCTCTGCGTGATCGGGGTCGTCTATAGGAGCATTCCAGAAAGCCATCTGGGCATCTCCAATATATTTGTCTATTGTGCCACCGTTTTCAATAATCTTCTCAGTCATAGCAGTCATATAACGATTCATGATACTAGTAAGTCCTTGTACATCATCGCCATAGTGTTCTGATATAGTTGTAAATCCACGTACATCTGTAAACATTATGCTTAACTGTCTTGTTTCTCCACCTAACTTCAATAGCTCTGGATTTTTCTGTAGTTTCTCAACCATAGCCGGTGATAGGTATGTTCCAAACTGTTTCTTGATCTGTTGTTTCTGCAGGTATTCACTTACAAACTTAATACCATATGCGTGCAATAACACAAGTATTCCGCCACCTAGTACTAGAGTAGCATCAAACAACATTAAATATTCTGCGTATACGTATTCTGTAACTGGCACTAGGCTACCTAGTACAACAATGCTTACACCTAGCCCTACATATATCCATCTAGACAGTAGTAGCAGTAAAATACTTAAGGTAATTAGTGTTAATAATTCAGCACCTCTTGCCCAGTCTGGACGTTGAATATTGATACCACTTGCTAATGTTGCTATCACACTCGCTTGTAAGTCTTGCGGCCATACTTCACCACGACTAGTTGCTATCGGATTTGCAATGCCCGCGGCTGATGTTCCTACTATAACTATACCACTATCAAATGTTTCTGGTAATTCTGTTAGACTATAACTCTGAGGACGCTGTTGATGATCAATCCATATACGCCCTACAGGATCTGTTGAAACAATACCAAACTGTGGTACACGTAGTTTGTCAATGCCTATGTCTGAAAATTTAATTTGGAAACTTGGATCACCTGCTAATATGCGTAGGACTTCTAAACCTAAACTTGGGTACAGTGTATCTCCACTTTTAATTACTAACGGCATCCTACGAGTTACACCATCTACTTCTGGAAATACTGAACTTATACCACTACCATATGCCAGACTTTCGTGATGATCAATACTTGATAGTATACCTGGATACTCTACTACTTTGTTTGTAGGATCACCTATCATAACTGCACCAGGATTGCGTGGTGAATTTTTAGTTTCTTCTGCACCCACTAACGGTAAAACAACAGGGTGTTCTCGTAATACTTCTTGTAGCTTATGATCCATACCCAATCGGTCTTCTTCAGACATTAATATGTTCCATACTACTAAACCGGCACCACGATCATATAGGTCTTTGATTATGTCACCATATACATCACGACTGAATGGCCACTGCCCATACTTGTCTAGACTTGCTTCATCTATGTTAACCGTTGCTATTGTTGTTTGTTGTTCAGGCTGTGAGGTAATTAGTTGGTCGAAGTATCTTAACTTAACCGATTCTAAAAATATAGGACTACTTAGTGCTATATAAACAATTATGGACAGCGTAACAACTGCTGTCCACGGACTTAATAATATCTTTTTAATCATATACTGTATTTATTGGCGGAAGTGGTAGGATTCGAACCCACGGACCAGTTTCCCGATCACTGGTTTAGTAAACCAGAGCTTTAAGCCACTCAGCCACACTTCCTTATCTTGGTGCCCTCTGTCGGATTCGAACTGACGACCTACGCATTACAAGTGCGTTGCTCTACCAACTGAGCTAAGAGGGCAAAATTGGTACACCCAGGGAGAATCGAACTCCCCTTGCCGGGATGAAAACCCGGTGTCCTAACCGATAGACGATGGGTGCATAACCTACTTCTTCTTAACTTCAGGCTCTTTTTTCTTTCTTCGTCCCCATACTGATGACGCTGTACTTTTATCGCTGTTACCGTCTCCTTCAGTAACGTACTGTACTTTACCACCAGCCGCAAAGAATCTTTCTAATGCTTCTTCGTGTTCTTTTTGTTCCTTTTCTTTCTCAGCTTTCCTTGCCTTAGCTATAAGACTTACATCGTGAAAAGGTAATTCTTCCTTCTTTGCTTTTTTATCTTCTGCCATAAACTATTTTTCCTTTGCTATTTGGTCTAAAAGTTCTCTACCAATACTTCCTGTTTCAATTTCGTGCAATGCTTCTGTAGTAGGTCTACAAGACCATTTCTTATCAGGGTTACCTCTCTCTGCAATTTTACGTGTATTTGCTATATCACGTGCCCGATGTGACGCAATTAATATTAGATCAAATCGACTTCCGCCTATGTTCTGTGATGCTTGTTCGACATCTAAACTTTCACTAGTAATTACTGTTTCTAATTCATTTTCCACGTGGCTTCTCCGAGTTAACGTTAATAATACAATATTATACATTCTTTTTGGATAAAATGCAAGAAAAGAATACTACTTAGACCATTTATTGTCTTTAGTATCTGTTGCTATGATTGTAACAGGACTTGAATATTTAAATTTAAAATATGGATCTTGTGACATTGAAATATTAGTGTCTACTGACATTACTAGTAAAGCACCGTCATACCATTCTACACGGTTAATAATCCATTCTGGTACATACCATCCGTTAATTGAATCTTTTTGTAGTCCAGTAAACATAGGATGTTTAATTCTAGTCGTCTGGTACCCGTTTTTAGCTTTGTAAAGGATTTTACCTAAGGCTTTGGTTAATTCAGGATCGCTTGAATCCATATATCCACTACAACCACCTGATGCTCTAATAGCTTTTGCACTCATTGATAAATGCCCATTTTCATCTTCAGCGATTACACGGACAAAACTATCTGTTTCCATCCTAATACGTGTCATTATCTCAGTTGTTTGAGTGCTTTCAGTTAACGTAAATGTGGCGGCGTGCTGTGTAGGATTAGCATCTATTATAAGATATAGTTTTTTGAATTTTTTTGAATTTACTTTGATAGTAATAGGAACTTGAGCACCACTTGCCGCTCTTTTTGGTCCATCTATAGATAGCTCTAGAGGATCTGCTTCTACTGCTATACGGTCATTGAATAATCTTTCTTGCACATACGGCCATAAGTCTGGATTCGGTGCAGATGAAGCCACGAATGAAAGTACTAATAACGCTACAGCAAACAAGTATCTCATACTAGTATTTATCTGTTAAGAGTTAATTGTTATTATAACATAGTCTGAATAATAAGTCAAAAAAAAGCACTCCGAAGAGTGCTTTTTTAATCTGTATTGTATAAACAGGTATTACTTGTTCATTACGTACATAGTTACTTCAAAACCGAAACGCATTTCAGTTGCTTGAGGTGTAGTCCACATAATAGTATTCCTTTTTAAAAAATTAATAATATGTCGGCTAGCCAAATCATTGGAGAGTGTTACCACAGGTCCAATTTGATGATTCGCTTCTTTGAGTAACAACGTGTTACTGTTATTACTTATGTTAATTATATGATACTTTTATATAAAAAGCATACTGAAAACCATTAGTTTCTATTCATTGATAAACTGGTTAAGTTGTTTTACTGATTGCACTCCAACTACACGTTTTACTTCTTTCTTGTCCTCATTAATCATAACTAATGTTGGTACTGAACGCACATTAAAGTGTCTAGCTAAATCTTCTTCTTTGTCAATATCGAGTACCTGGATAGGCACTTGTGTTGTAACATTGTCTAAATTCTTTGCTAACATCTTGCACGGTTCACACCAGACTGCTGTAAATCGTAATACTTTCATAGATAACTCCTATATAAATTAATTATATTATACTATCAAAAATGAGATTTTACTAGAACTTATTCGAACACTACTTTAGGTTCAGGTATTGTGTAGGGCAATGGAAGACCATACTCGTCTGTCAGACGAGGTTTATCCATTCCCTTAGGAACTTTTAATTTATGTGTTTTAGTATCCTTACCATCATACTTTAGTTTTAAACTATCTTGGAAAGGTACCTTAACATCGTCTGAATGATATTTTTTAGGATTCTTGTCAGGATGTTTGCCGTCTTTAATTTCTTGCAAGAGTTCATCATAGTAACTACCACTACCTTCTGGTGGTCTATGCTCATTCTCAATATCATCTGGAAAGCCTGCACACACTGATCTAAGTTCAGCAAAGTTATCTGGTAGTTCTTTATGCTTGTAGCGTTGACACATTTTAGCTAGTTCAAGTTGTCTGTTGATCTTCATTGAGTCAAACATAAAGTCTTGTACTTCGTCTGTACAGTTACTACCTAAAAACCAGGTAAAGTTTATGCCAATTTGTTGACTGTCCCCTTGACTGCCACCAAAGTTACTGGAGTTATCACTCAACCTACCAGGATAATTTTGCCCATTGTAGTTAGTGTTGTCTTGTTGATTGTAACTACCGTAGGTTGAAATAGTTCCTTTATTACACTGTTGCCAGGATTGTCCGTTTAGGTAGTCGTTACGAGCAAGTACTGATTGACTTATAGTAAGTAGGATTATACTAGCGATTAAGGTCTTTAATATCATATGATTGTTCTCTAACCTGATCTGCTAACACTCGATAAAGATCTTCACCCATACGTAATGCTGAATCTAGTTTAGCAACTTCTGCTTTTAGTTCAGCTATTTCTTGTGAGTTCAAGTTTTCAGCTTCATTCAAATCGTCTTTAAGAGTGTCAATCTTGTCTCGATATTTGTCGTCGATGCCTTCTAGGTCACCTAATAGTTTTTCAACACGTTGGTTGTTGGCATCAATAGTGTTTGTAAGATCAATAACATACTTGATACCTGTTACAGTACCAAAAATGACTGATGCTATAACTGGAATCAGAACAAAATTGTGTTTAAAAAATTCGTTTACTTTCATATTAGTATTTAAAAATATGCGTAGATAACTTATGTGCTACGTTAATATTAATTAACTAGGTAAACAACAAAGATATAGTATGTTAAGAAATGTAATAATTGATCGACTACTGTTACCCACCAAAACGCCTTGTCCTTTCGTCCAAGATTCCAATAGAGTTGCACCCGATGTTTTGTATAATCAATATGCCAATGTGCTATGTAGTCAATGACAGCTATTTTTAATGCCAATAAAGGATTAAAAAATAACAGTATAACTAGGAACGTACCAACAGCGTGATGTAAATAATGACTATGACAGCCAAAGTAATATTGCTTGTTAATGGTCTTGCCCCATAGCAGTTGACTCTGTAATCCTAAATCACAGATACAGTGTTTGACCATTAACAAGAATAAGATGTCTATCATATTATTTTTTTCTTTTCTTAAGTTCTGCTAACACTAGTTCACAGTCATCTCTGGTTAAATGCGTTCCGTGAAGAGCATCAGTAAAACCGTAACCATCTAGCATTAGCTCAAGGAAGTTAGTTACTTCTTTAACTTCGAGATCTAATAGTGTTGCAATTTCTAATATGGTGGATGTATATTCTTCAGTATACATAGCTATCTCCTTTTAAAAAGAAGCGTTCCTTCAGCTTATGCCTACTTCCGTCCCTGATGGGATGAACGAGTACATTAATATTTAGTACTCAATGACTACCATTATACAATATTATTAAAATTCGAACTTGAAACCAACGCCAATAGCGTTATATTCACTGTCACCTCGTTTCATTCTATAGCGAGTACTTACTGAGACATCTGGTGTAATTTTATATCCTAGTTTAACAGCGTAAGTCCTATCACTTTGATTGTGACTAGTATCGTAACTGTTACGGAATCTAACACTAGTGCCTACACTCCAGTCTTGATTAATTTTATATTTGACTCCTGGTGTTACTACCCAATATCCATAGTCATCATCTTTGACAAACTTTTGTCCTGTTGCTAGGAACAAACTAGTTGACCAATCTTGATTTAGTTTATGTTTGAATTTTGGGCCTGCTTCAAGACGGTAGCTATTGCCTTTGCTTCTACCTTCTTTGTCGGTGTAGTTAGTTGCTACTTTTACATCTAACCAATCATATACGTGTTTGCCAAACTCTACACCAAAGGTGTTAGCATCAGTACCGCCTATGCTATTTTTATGGTCAAATTTAACTCCGTAAAAATATCCTTTCTTATCTGCTAGAGCTAATGTTGACACTGTCAGTAGTGTCAGGAGTACTACTATTTTCTTCATTTTCTGCTGTCCTTTGTGCTTTTAGTTTTTCAAATTCTGCTCGACGTTGTTCAGGAGTCATATCCTCATATGCTATAACAACTTCTGCAGTCTCAACTTCACAAAACACACTACACAAGATTTTAGAAAGTATTTGATACCATAATACGAAAAAGAAGAGAATGCAAAGTGTGATAATAGTTTTGTTGAAATAGTATTTGAATGTTTCCATCAATTGTATTTAATTATTTAAAACTATATTTTACTAGGATTATAAGAAAAAGCAAGCACTAATTGCATTTTTGTAATCTAACTGTAATCTTTAGTCACGTACTTCTGCTAAAGTTTTTTGTGTGTCACTGAATTTTTCATACTGTTTCTGCCACTCACTGTTTTCTACTGCTAGACTAATTTCTACTGCTGTTACTTTAAACTCTGGACAGTTAGTAGCCCAGTCTGAGTTATCAGTTGTGATAACATTTGCTCCACTCCACGGATGATGGAATGTTGTATATACTACGCCTGGCTGTACACGTTCCGTAACACGACAGGTTAAAGATGTATGCCCTGCACGACTCTTAATGTTAACTGGATCACCATCATTGATTCCACGTGCTTCTGCATCTGTTGGATGTATTTCTAATAGATCTTCTTGATGCCATTCTGAGTTTTTAGTTCTTCTAGTCTGAGCACCTACATTGTAATGACTTAGTATACGCCCAGTTGTTAGTATTAACGGAAAGCGTTGATTAACTTTCTCATCAGTTGGAATGTATTCTGTAATCCAAAATTTTCCTTTACCTCGCACAAACTCATTGACGTGCATAATAGGAGTGCCTGTAGGATGCTCATCATTGCAAGGCCATTGTATACTGCCTAGTTCTCTTAATTTAGCCCAACTTACTCCTTTAAAGGTTGGAGTTAGTTCTGCTATTTCATCAAGTATTTCTGAAGCACTTGCATAGTTCATTTTGTAACCAAGTGCATTAGATAGCATCTGTGTTATTTCCCAATCTTCATATCCATTCTTAGGAGCCATTACTCTTCTTACTGGACTTATTCTTCTTTCGGCATTAGTAAAGGTACCTGACTTCTCTAAGAAACTTGATCCAGGTAAAAATACGTGTGCATACATAGCTGTTTCATTTAAGAATAAATCCTGTACTATGACACATTCCATTTCTTCTAAGGCCCGTGTCACGTGTTTAGTATTTGGATCACTTTGTGCTATGTCTTCACCTTCGATATAGATTCCTTTAAACTTTCCACCTATAGCAAAGTCTAACATATTAGGAATACGTAGGCCTGGCTCGTGATCTAATTCAACTCCCCAATGGTTACCAAAAAGATCTCTAGTTGATTGTTCGCTGACGTGCCTATAACCTGGAAACTCGTGTGGGAAACTACCCATATCACAAGCACCTTGGACATTGTTCTGTCCACGTAATGGATTTACTCCTGCTCCATTTTTACCTAGGTTACCAGTAGCCATTGCCAAGTTAGCTATTCCCATAACCATTGTTGTTCCTTGGCTATGTTCTGTTACTCCTAGTCCATAGTAAAATGCTGAATTACCAGGTTCAGCATATATTCTCGCGGCTTCACGTATTAATTCAGGATCAACTCCTGTTTCTAGTCCTAATACTTCTGGACTGTTTTCTTTTTTACTAACAAATTCTTTCCACATTTCGTAGCTGTCTAATTCACAACGATCGTTTATGTATTGTTCTTGACAAAGCCCTTCTGTTACTATGACGTGTGCTATGCTGGTTATCATTGCTACATTAGTGCCTGGTTTAAGCTGTAGGTGTAACCCACCATTGCCGTGTATGGTATGTAATATGTCAATCTCACGTGGATCAATTACTATTAATTTCATTCCATCACGTAGTCTACGTTTCATATGACTAGCAAACACTGGATGTCCGTCTGTAGGATTAGCACCTATTATAACTGCTACATCTGTTTCTCTGATACTGTCAAAGTCTTGTGTTCCAGAGCTTTCACCTAAGGTGCTTTTTAATCCATATCCTGTTGGTGAATGGCAAACTCTAGCACAGGTGTCTACATTATTATTTCCAAGTGCCGCACGTACTAATTTTTGTACAACATATGTTTCTTCATTGGTACAACGACTTGATGTTATACCACCTACTGAATTACGGCCGTGTTCTTTCTGTAATCTTTTTATTTCTGTAGCGGCATAATCAATAGCTTCTTCCATGGTTACTTCTTTCCATGGATCGTTGATAGACTTACGTATCATTGGAGTTGTTATTCTATCTTTGTGTGTAGCATATCCCCAGGCAAAACGTCCTTTGACACAACTGTGTCCGTGATTAGCACCACCGTCTTTGTTTGGCACCATACGTATCAATTGATCACCTTTCATTTCAGCGTTGAAACTACACCCAACACCACAATAAGCACAGGTTGTTGTTTCACTACGATCAGGTACTCCGTGTTCTTCTACTGTTTTTTCTATCAGTGTTGCTGTTGGACAGGCCTGAACACAGGCTCCACAGCTAACACATTCTGAATCCATAAAGTCTTTATTACCTGCTGATACCTTTGAATCAAATCCTCTACCTTCTATAGTCAAGGCAAATGTACCTTGTACTTCTTCACACGCTCTAACGCATCGTGAACACACAATACACTTGCTAGGGTCAAATGTAAAGTACGGATTTGTTTTATCTTTCTCTTGGGCTAAATGATTTTCACCATCGAAGCCGTAACGAACATCTCTTAGGCCAACAGCACCTGCCATATCTTGTAATTCACAGTCACCATTCGTTGCACAGGTTAGGCAGTCTAATGGGTGATCGGAAATATATAATTCCATTACTCCACGTCTTAGTTCTTCTAGTTTTGGTGTTTGGGTGCGTACCTTCATATTCTCGCTTACAGGTGTGGTACAGCTTGCAGGATAACCCTTTCTACCTTCTATTTCAACCAAACAAAGTCTACAGCTACCAAATGGTTCTAGACTATCCGTGGCGCAGAGTTTTGGAATACTAGTATCGTTAATTTTTGCGGCCGCCATAATACTTGTACCTTCAGGCACAGTAGTTTCAACACCGTCAATTTCGAGGGTAATAGTGGGTTTTGTGGTTTTTAATGGTGTGCCGTAATCAACTGGTTTAGTTAAGCTCATAGTCATATTTATTGTTTATAGTTTAATTGATAAAAAAAGGCCCCCGAAAGAGCCTTTTTAAAGTAATACAATCTAACTAACTAGATTATAGTGAGAACACTGTTAATGCACCGCCACCTGGAGCCGCATTATACTTTGTTAACTCTTTATAACCACCAGCCGCACCAAGTGCATCTGTGTCATTTGTTAGACCAAGGTTCATAGCAACACCAGCCCAACCACCAATACCTGATAGTACGCCAACGTGCTGTTTGCCTTTGTGTGAGTACGTAAACGCATTACCAATCACGCCAGAACCAACTTGGAATTTCCAAAGTTCTTTACCTGATTTTGCATCTAACGCTTTAAACCAACGATCTAAAGTACCATAGAAAACTAAGTCTGAAGCTGTTGTTAATGCACCGCCCCAAGCTGAGAATTTCTCTTTGTTGTACCATACTTTTTTGTTAGTCATTGGATCATAAGCGGCAAAGCCACCCATTACGCCATCAGGACCAGCAAACATAGTTAAAGTAGCACCAACCCAAGGTTGACCAGCAACATACTTAGACTCAACTGGTTCGTATGTCATACATACGTGGTTAAGTGGTGAGTATATTAAACCTGTCTTAGGTGAATATGCCGCAGGCTGTTGGTCTTTAGTACCAAGTGCCGCAGGACAAGTGCCTTTAGTGTTGTAATCTTGGTGTGTTGAATGTGCCGCTTCTTTTTGTGGCACACCAGTTTTAAGATCAATACCAGTTGACCAGTTAACGAATGGATGCACTTTTTCAGCTGAAACTAAAGTACCGTTACTAGCTACCCAAGTGTATGCAAAACCGTTTCTGTCATGGTGCCAAGCGTATGTTTTTCCACCTTTGTCAAATAGGATAACTTCGTTAATACCGTCATAATCCCATTCATCGTGTGGTGTCATTTGCATACCCCAACGTGCCATACCTGTATCTAGATCACGTGCGAACACTGTCATAGACCATTTGTTGTCACCTGGACGTACATCTGGATTCCATACTGAAGGATTACCTGTACCGTAGTATACTAAGTTAGTCTTAGCATCATATGGCCACCAACCCCATACAGAACCACCACCGTGTTGCCAACCATCTTTAACAGCTTGTGGTTTCAACCAAGTCTTAAGACCTAGGTCTGCTACTGGAGCTTCAAGTTGATCAGTTGGAATTCTTTTGAAAGAACCGCCTTCAACGTTACCACCGTTTACATCTTCGTAAACTGATAGAGCTGAATAAAGTGGATTTTCTTTGTTGAAATCTTTACCAATTAATACTTCTTCGTCAGGACCTGTACTCATAGCTTTCCAAGCTAAAGAACCGTCTTCAATGTTATATGCCGCTATAAAGCAACGAACACCAAATTCTGCACCAGAACAACCAGTAAGAACTTTGTCTTTAATTACGTGAGGAGCGTTAGTATTTGTAGCACCAACTTTAGGATCTGTATTACTTACGTCCCAAACTTTAGCACCTGTTTTTGCATCTAATGCTACTAACATACCATCGTTTTGTTGTAAGAAGATTTTACCGTTACCAAAACCAAGACCACGGTTAACGTTATCGCAACATAGAACTGCTTGAACGCTAGGATCTTGTTTAGGGAAGTAAGACCATACAACTTTTTGGTTGTTGTTTAAATCTAAAGCATATACGTTATTTGGAAATGCTGTATGTACATATAGCATATTACCAATAACTAGAGGGGCACCTTCGTGTCCTCTATTTACGCCTGTACTTAATGTCCAAGCCGCTTTAAGATTTTTAATATTACCTTTGTTGATTTGAGTCAACTTAGAATAAGCCTGGTTATCGTGCTGACCTCTAGGGTGTGCCCAGTTGTTAGCATTTGCCATTGCTTTCTCTTGATCTGCCGCCGCAAACGCACCTGATGAAGCTAGGGTCGCTACAGTGATAAAACCAAGAGCTAGTTTAATTTTATTTAATTGCATTGATTTTTTCCTTTAGAGAAAAGTTGATTAAACGTGCCGGTTGTTTCATGAATATTGGAAACCGCGTCCACTCTAAATATAACAGTTAGAACTGCTACACTTTTATTTATACAAGATGTAACAAGAGTGTTACAAAATTGTAATATTAATTATATGGGATTTTATTAATAGAGTCAAGACAAATTATGCTTTTTTGGTAGAATTATTCTTGTGTTACTGTAGTTGAACACCCGGATACATTGTAACAAATTTGTTCTAGCGAATATGATTGATTTGAAGTACCTTGTTGTGTTAAATCTACAGTGCTTGCTCCAGAACCAAAAGTTAAATCAATTGTTGCGTTATGAGCACCTGTTCCTTTTTGTAGTACAGTCACATCATGACCATTTCCAATTAATTTTATATCCGCAAATTTAGATGTGCTATCTCTTTGTTCAACATCTATTATATTGCTATTGCCTGTTACATCTATAAACAATTGTTTTTCGTGTTGACCTTTTTGTAGAATATCAAAATTACTAGAATTGCCAGTCACATCTATATCTGCATAATGACCATCTGTGCCATTTGATCGTTGAATTACTTCAATGTCATTTAAATTACCATCGACATTGAGTTTAATAATATGGTCACCAGTCGGATCTGCATCTGCTGTTCCATCATCATATCTATCTTGATATAGTTTTAGGTCATTAGTGTCACCATCAATCATTAATTCAATTAAATTAACTCCATCACCTGATGTACCAGCACCTTGCTTTATTTCAAGATCATTTGAATCACCTGTTATATCAGCCATATTTTGTCCAATACCTCTTATATGATTACCTGATGAACCATCTTGTAGAATCTCCACAGTATTACTGTCACCAGCTTGTTCTATATAAACTGAGTTATCACTAGCACCAGAAGTACTTTTAATAGTTGCCGCTCTTGCACGATCAGTAGTAACTTGTGTACTCTGTCCGCCTGATATACCTGAGCTTGTTCCTGTTGTTGTAGTAGTTGTTGTGCCACTTGATTCCATTTCACCGTTGATACCATAGTAGATCACATCATCAACGAATTCCCAAGTCTCAGAGGTGTCATACATATCGTCGAACTGATTGATGTCAAACGTAACTATAACAGAACCTGTATAGCCACTTGGTAAACTACTGCCACGCCACATCATCCAAATGACAGCACCACCACCAGTCTTTGCTACCCAGACGCCGTCAGATGTATTTGCTATACTGGAACCATAGATGTATTGTCCGCCATCGTCAGTGCCACTGATTGATGTATTGACTGTGTTATCTGCTGTAGAGTAAGTAGCACCACCAGAAACATTTGAACCTAGATCCAATGTGCCACCAAACTTGTTCTCAATGAGACTTATAACAGTATTGTTTCTACTAGAAAAATTTGAGTTCTCTCCTACAATAACTAGAGTGCCACCGTCCTTGACATAGGTGTCATAGTTAGCACGACAAGTAGATCCACAGTTGTTGTTGTATAGTTGATCAAATACTATATCATAGTTTGCCAGAGTAGATGCTGAAGCAACTGTGGTTGATGTTGAACCCGATACTGTATAACCTTTTGCTTCAAGTCCTGTCTTTGAATCAGTATAGACATAGTTGCTGTGATAGATTAGGATATCTAAGGCTTGTGCTTTTGTTGCGAATAAATGCTGGAAAATTAACAACAAAAATAATAGTATGCTGGCTCTCATTATTGTCTCGTAGTAATAACAGTTGTACCTTCACTATTAACTCTGTTAGTTATATCTACAGTGCCCTGTATCTGACGTATAGTACTTTCTTGTGTGGTTGGTGTTTTAACACAGGCAATGTCACTACCAATGGTGTCTATACATAGTTCCACGTGCATACTATCCACATAAGCTTCTACACCTTGGTCTGGAATATAGTCTGGTAGTATTGAATTTTTTTGTGTACTGCTTAACACACGAGCCTGTGCATTCATTAATTGCAAATTAAGTATGTCTAATATGTTGGCTAAAAAATCTCTGTCTAATAGATTACGACTTAGTCTTGAGCTGGCATTGTATTGCTCTAGTTCTTGTGCTTGTTTATCTAATTCGTTTTCTAATTGTTCTTGGTCCAAGGCATTTTGGTCTAAGGCATTCTTTGCAAGTTGTTTACGTTCTTCTTCTTTAACTTCTCGTGGTGTACCCACTATAATAATCGCACGGATCATTTCTTCAGTCAGATCAACTATAACTGGCGGACTTGGTTTTGATTCTAGATTAGGTACACGAGTTGCTTCAAATGGTTTATCCATATAAACACTTCCACCTAAACTTATAACTTCAATAGCACCAGTCTTACAATCTTGTTGAATATCTATCCAACCTTGAGGACAACTAGGTAATAGAATAACTGTGGTAGCACCTATTTCATCTACTGTAGCCGTAAAGTCAGTACCTCTAACTGCTACTGTTGCACTTGGTGTTCTAATTTTAACTGCTTGTGGACGATCCTTTGCTATCTGGCCTGACGCATAACGGGCTGTGCCTCGGCCTATCTTAATTGCTAGTTTGCCTGCGTCCTTGTTGTTGGGGTCGTATATAAAGTCATCAATGGTTAACTTAGCTGACTCTGTCATCTGTACCTGTGTGTCATCTTCAAATGTAATTTCAAGTGTGCCGGCTCCTGTGCGTAGACTATCTTTCATTTCTACACCCACACCTTTAACACCTTTGAGAGTTATATCTTTACGAGTAATTCTTGCTGGATCTTGTTCTTGTTGTGAGATAGTACCAATAGCACCCATAGCTATTTGGGGAATAGCCATGAGTAAAACTACGAGTAACTTGATCATGGAGTTGCTAGATACTGATATAATAACTCGCAACCACGTTCATCTATTTCTTTTAAAATAGAGTTTACACCGTTTGGTGACAATGCTACTTCTTGCCTAAGAGCATTTAGGTCCTGCATCATTATCACCAGATGTTGTTTTTGAGTTTGCATATTAGTTTGTTTGATTAATTGTCCAAGTATTACTGTTACCAGTAATGTTCACATCAATATCATTAAACTGTGTATCTGCTTGTGTAGCAGTAAATGCGTTTGATGAGCCGTTAATATCTAAATCAAAGTTATGTCCGTTAGTACCGTCACCTACTCCACTTTGTGTCAGACTGAGTGTGTTTGATGCACCAACTGCTGTATAATTAACTGTTGAGTCATCAGTACCTAACACCAATGTTGTAACGTTACTACCACCACCACTGATTGCTATACCTGTAGTTGTGTCGTCAGCATCAATGGTAAAGTTGAAGTCATTGTAATTACCTCCTACTGCTGTTGCTGTTAAACTATTACCTGTACCTAATATGTCAGCTACTAAATCATTGTAGTTACCTGTCATTTGTACATTAAATACGTTATTCGCGGCTGTACCTAAGCCATCACCGTTGATGTCAATACTTGCTACAGAGTTTGAACCTGTAATGTAGTATGTTAAATTAACACCTACACCACTGACCACCGTACTGTTAACATCAATTCCTAACAAGTTACTGGCACCAACTTGACGTATGTCAACTGTTTGACTACTACCAGTAAATAATGCCGCGGTTCCTTCTGAATCACCTTTACCGTATATTTTGTTGGCACTACCGTCTTGTTTTAGATTAATAGTACTAGAACTACCAGCCTGATTAATATAGATACTATTATCAGCGGCAAATGCTACTGACATTGTTAGTAATAACACCCCAAATATTTTTACTAATTTTTTCATTCTTTTGTTTCCTTGCCATTAATAGGCTCATATGCGAAATCCCAAACGTCTTTGAGTTCGCCCTCTTTTATTAGCTCAACTACAGCCGCCTCTACTGTAGTTTTCACTGCTAATGTTGCCGGTTCGTTTAATGTAATGCCCGACTCAAATTCAAAAACCTGTGTGTCATTGTCAAAGAACTTTAATACTGCTATACTGTCTGCTGTAGAATATACTGTTTTCTGTACATTCACAGCCGCTAATACTGAACCAGTGTTAACGCTTACTGCTCTCAACGACACAGTGATAATATCTTCACTAAATTGTGTTTGTGGCCCTATGCCTAATACTCGCATACCCATACCACCACTTCTTGTTGAAGTGTCATATCCTGTAATACCACCTTCAATCAACATACCAGCAAACTTCATCGGCATAAGTTTCTTAGCGTCTGGCCCATCGTAGGCTTCACGCATCTGTCTAATAATCTGTCTTTCCTGTGTAAGACTAGCAAGTCCTCCACGTTCTACTACTTCAAACCACCCACTGTTGCCTACGTCTTTTAATGCTTTAATTAAAAACGCATCAGCACCTTGTGTTACTGCTGTACTAAAACTTGACTGTGTGTCACTTGGACGTCTTTGTCCTGTCTTATCTGTAAAGTTATAAACAGCAACCACTACCTTACCTAGTGCCGGTGGTGGTATAGTATCAAACTCTTTAACAGTTGGTGCACCCACTGTTACCGGTTGATCATAAGTACCTTTCATTGCCTGACCAGTTGCACAACCTGCCAGTATCAAGGCATATAATAGAATTAATAATATTTTCATTAGAATGTAAAATCACCTAACGGTATTGTCAATGTAGTAGTTGTTCCTACTAAATCTGTAACCCCTAGCACTATGTCACCTGAGCTTTTATCCCAAGTAATAATATTTCCTTCAAAGTTTAGTGAACCTGATGTTGGTGATGAGCCATCATCGTTAAACATTGCTGTGGCAACGTCCTGTGATATTTGAGCATATATACGTGATTCTAAGTTGCTCATGAATTTTTTAACATTAGTATTTTCTGCGTCTGCTTGTTCTTGTTTTAGTTTGGCTTCTATCTTTTCTGCGATAGCTTTTTTACGTGAATGTTCTTGGTTTTCTATTGTTAAGACGTGTGCAGAATACCCATTACCATTAAAGGCTGGGCTTTTAAATGTAAAATCTTTAAGTGGTTGTGCTACTACTGGCTTGAATAGAAATGTCAAGCTGAAAAGTAACACCAATATTACGTGTCTCATTGTCTAGTCTCCACGAGTATTTATCGTGGTTTTAGGTTAGAGAAATAGTGGTTGTTAATTTAAGTGGGTTTTAAAAGGAGTTATATAATATTATTCAGATTCGGCTTTGTCGATTCGGCCAAGTATTTCTGTATAGAATGTATCTACTTCTCCACCGAACTTACCCATTAGGTGTTCAATGGCATCACGAACATATTTGTATTGTTGAGTGTGAAATCCATCCATCATTTCGTGATGTAATTTTGTCCAATTGTCTATCTGTGGCATATCTGGCAGTCCTATTTTATCACCTGGTATTAGACAGTATACTTCAATGCTTACTCCATCTTTTTCTACAGTTTCTAGATCCAGTACAACATACCTTTCTCTAAGTTTTTCTGCATTATCTTTACCAAATATTAACTGCATTATCTTTTCTCCGTTATACTACACGCATTGAATACGTGTTGAACTGCTTGTGCTTGGCTAACTGCATCTTCTAGGGCGTTGTGCAATCCTACCTTGTTCTTTTCTCTTGGATCACCGTGTGTACTTAATAGTGTTCTACTATCGCGAATTTGCCAAAACTGCCATGGACACGGAAGTCCTAATTGCCTATATAAGTTTTCTAATATAACAATATCAAATACTGGACCTTGTGCCCAAATATTTTTTGCACCTACTATAAATCTATTTAATTCTTTTGTAAACTGCTCTAGTGTAATTCGATCGCCATCGCCTAGTGCTTCTTCACGCACATCTTCTGCTTGTTTACCCCACCATTCAACAGTACTGTCATCAACATCTCTTCCTAATGTAATTTGTTCATCTACATTGATACGGAAGTATATACCTTTGTCTATGTCTTCTTGTTTATAGGGATTAAACTTACAGGCACCAAAAGTAAGAACAGTTGCATCTGGTTTTGTGCTTAGAGTTTCTAAGTCTAGCATTATATCCATTATTTGTTCTCCGTTTCTGCAACTCGTTTTCGTAAGTTACTTGAACTAAATGAATGATCTCTGCCGTTGAATATTAATTCAATATCTCTTTTTACACAGATATCATCACCAGTAAATGGTTTATCTTTATACTCTATGCCTAATATTCTAACATCAATTGGTAAAGTAAGTAATATATCCTCAAGGTCTTTTTCAGTTTGATATACCACAATCTCATCTACATATCTAGTTGCCTGTAACTGTATCTGTCTTTCTACAACTGTTTGTATTGGTGAATTTTTATTAGTCCTATCTAGTGTAGGATCTGTTTGTAAACCAGCAATAAGATAATCGCAGTGATTTTTAGCTTCTGACAGCATAGCAATATGCCCTGCGTGTAGTAGATCAAATGTAGAAAATGTTATTCCTATTTTTAATCCTTTTTTCTTTAACTCTTTGATGTTATTGAATATCATTACTCAGTAGGTTCTAGTTTGATTTGTAATGGAAATCCAGCATTACGTGCAAGTTGGGTAACTTCTACACCTTTTTGTTCTGCCATTTCATATGGCATAATTGCGGCTGTACCAGCACCTTTCTCGTGAACTTCATCACATAATGATTGAGCCATTTCTGGACTGTGATTAAACACAGTTATCAGACTCATAATGACAAAATCCATTGTGGTAACTTCATCATTGATATAAATTACCTTATACTGTAATGGTTCTTTAAGATCAAAGTTCGGGGTTGGCTTTGTTTTAGCTACGACTTTCGTTCCCATATTATCCTTTTCTTTATAAATTGTCATTGTTTAATGTGGGGTAGGAAAACTACCCCAACATAGTTATTATACTACTTCTGAAAGGTAATTGCAATCTTTTTTGGCTTAGCTGACTCTGGAATTATATGTTCCATATCAATGGCTAATAGACCATTTTTAACTACTGCTCCTTTAATTTCTACATTTTCTGCTATAGTAAATGTTCTATCAAAATTGCGTAGTGCAATACCTTGATGTAGGTATTCATTATCAGATTCAGCTCTGTTTGATGCGTCCCCTATCACGTGTAGTTGACCGTTTTCGACCTCAATGTCTAATTCTGATTCATTGAATCCAGCCACAGCTACTTCAATACTGTAAGCAGTATCACTTTTCTTTATGATATTGTATGGTGGATAGTTATTAGAAGTATTTGGACCAATATTCTTATGTAGTTCATTAAATATTTGATCAAATCCTACAGCTTGTCGTAAGATGCTTGGCATATCCAAGTCACCTACAAGTTTGCTATTAACATATAGTTGTTTCATTGTTTGCTCTCCTTATAATAAGCAAGATTACTTTTTATCAGATGACCCTTTATCGGCATCATCGTCTTCTTTAACTTCAGTATATTCAGCATCTACTACATCGTCGGCTGTTTTTCCTGAATCTGTTTTAGCACCTGGGTTAACTTCAGGTGGAGTTTCAGCCGCCTGTTTAGCTTTCATTAATGCTCCCAATGGTTCTGCTAACTTGGTAATTAATTCTTTGACCTGTTCAGCGTCTAGATTATCACCGTCTTTAAGTTCTTCTCTCAACTTAGCAATTGATTCCTCAACTGCCTTGCGTTCGTCTGCAGTAATTTTATCACCGTATTCTTCAAGATCTTTATCAACTGAATGTAGCATTGCTTCTGCTTGATTCTTAGTTTCAACAAGCTCTCTAGCTTTTTTATCTGCATCAGCATTAGCTTCAGCATCTTGGACCATTGCCTCAATTTCGTCTTCGCTTAGTCCTGAGTTAGCTTTAATTGTGATATTATTTTCTTTACCAGTTTTTTTATCTTGAGCTGTTACTTTTAAGATACCGTTAGCATCAACATCAAGACTAATTTCAATCTGTGGCATACCACGTGGTGCTGGCTCAATACCATCTAGCACAAACTGTCCAAGATTTTTATTATCTTTAACAAAATCACGCTCGCCTTGTGCTATCACAACTGTTACTGCTGGTTGATTATCATCAGCTGTTGAAAATGTTTGACTAGCTTTTGTTGGTATTGTTGTATTTTTCTTAATTAGCTTGGTTAATACCCCACCAAGTGTTTCAATACCTAATGATAGTGGAGTAACATCTAATAGCAATACATCATTCTTATCACCACCAAGTACTGCCCCTTGTATCGCGGCACCAACTGCTACTGCTTCGTCTGGATTAACATCCTTACGTGGTGCTTTGCCAAACAATGTTTCTACTGCACTTTGTACAGCAGGCATACGTGTTTGTCCACCAACTAAGATAATGTCATTGATCTCACTGGTATCAATTCCTGCGTCTTTTAATGCTATCTTGCAAGGATCAATCGAACGCTTAACTAGATCTTCTGTTAATGATTCAAACTTAGCACGAGTAACTTTAACAGCTAAATGTTTTGGTCCATTTGCATCTGCAGTAATATACGGTAAATTAACTTCAGTCTGTGAGTTGCTTGATAATTCAATCTTAGCTTTTTCTGCGGCTTCTTTAAGTCTTTGCAAAGCTATTGGATCTTTTGAAAGATCAACTCCAGCATCTTTAGTAAATTCATCTACTAGATAATTCATTAATGCTTGATCGAAATCTTCACCACCAAGGAATGTATCTCCATTTGTGGATAACACTTCAAATTGTTGCTCACCGTCGATGTTACTGATATCAATAATAGAGACATCAAATGTACCACCACCTAGGTCATAGACTGCAATTTTACTGTCGCCTTTAGTTTTTTTATCCATTCCAAATGCTAAAGCGGCCGCTGTAGGCTCGTTGATAATTCTTTTAACATCAAGCCCAGCAATTTTACCTGCATCTTTTGTTGCTTGTCTTTGGCTATCATTAAAGTATGCTGGAACAGTAATTACTGCTTCAGTTACTGTTTCTCCAAGATAGTCCTCTGCTGTAAGTTTCATTTTCTTAAGAACTTCTGCAGATATTTGCGGTGGTGCTATTTTTTCTTTATCTACTTGAACCCAAGCATCACCATTCTTATTTTTTACAATACTGTATGGCATTATGTCGATGTCTTTCTGTACTGCTTCTTCATCGAACTTACGTCCAATTAGACGTTTCGAGCCATATATTGTTTTCTTTGGATTTGATACTGCTTGACGTTTAGCAGGGGCACCTACAAGCACTTCTTCACCGCCATAGGCGACGATACTAGGTGTTGTTCTTGCACCTTCTGCATTTTCTATTACTTTGGGTTTGTTGTTTTCTAGGACTGACACGCAACTGTTTGTGGTTCCTAAATCAATACCGATGATCTTAGACATAGTTTTTTCTCCTTTAATTAAGCAAGATCTATAAAATAAGAGCCCCTAAGGCACTCTCTACAATTATTTATACTTTTTTTACTGTTTAGTACAACTTCTTTGGTAATACTTGACTAGCTAATTTTTTCTGCCAACGGTTCTTAGCGGCTGATGCTTTACGTTTACGCACAGATGTCGGTTTTTCGTAAAATCCACGGTCACGCATTTCTTGTAGTAACCCACTATCTTGGATTTTCTTTTTAAACTTACGTAGTGCTTGGTCAACTCTGCCGTCTTTTACGTAGACAGTGTTTCCTTTTAACGTATTATCAAAATTATTTACAGCCATTCGATTCCTTATGTTAACATTATTATTATCTATCTAGTTATTATACACTCGAATGCACTGTATGGTCAAGTGATTCTTTTTCAATTTGCTCAAAATGACTTAACAGATCCTCGCCCATATAGGTGGTTGCACTTGTTACTGACACTACACTACCTTCTTTAATTAACGTAAGAGGAACTTTATTGTCGTGTGTTGAAATATTGCTTAACCATTCTAGATCGTGTTCATCACCTTTATAAAGATATACATCAAAATCTAATGTACTTGTACTCATAAATCTTTCCATTTGTACTAGTTCGTGGGCAGTTGCACCCACGACTAATATCTTGTGATGTTCTGGATCTACTGTTACAACGTCTGGATATGTTATAAATCTACTCATTAAAATGCCCAGGTTGTCCACATTATAGCTTGACCTTCACCTTGTTTCTCACCATCAAGTGTCCATAATGAATCTTTTGCATTAGTGTCCGACCATCCAGCACCTAGTGTTAGGTGATCATTCCACGCATATTCTGCACCTAATGACCAATCTGTATAATCTAGAGAGCCATTAGCTGATCCATCGAAGTTCGAACGTCCTACGTGTGCTAGTGCAGTAATTGTACTTGTCACTGGAACTGTCCAATTGGCTTCGTAGTATTTTGATCCTTTAGCATCGCCAATACCCCAAGCGTCATCACTTAATACTTGTGAATATTTTACAGCTAGGTTAGTAGTACCGAAGTCTTTGTTAAGACCAACGTATGCTTCAGTAGCATCTGTATCTGCTACACCACTTTTGTTATTGCCAGGGAAATAGTATTGTAAAAGTCCTACATCATAGCCAACTCCTGTATCACCAATTTGATCAGCGTAACCGCCAAAGAAATTTGTTTCAAAGTCATTGTTATTCATATAGCCTTCTTCAGTCCATTTTACTGTACTTGCCCAAGTACCAATGTAAAAGCCGTTATTGAAGTCATAGTCAATACCAGCTTGAGCCGCTGGATCACCTTGTGATTGTTTTAGGCCACGCCAGAGATATTCTGATGTTCCTGTAACATAAGCTGACAAACCGCCAGACTCTTGATCTTCAGTAATTTCTTCTACTGCTACTTGGTCTTCAGCTACTGCCAATGTTGACATTGCTAAAAGTGTTGCTAATAATACTTTCTTCATTTAACTACTCCTCTTTATTAATACTTAGATATTTATTGCATTCGAGACTTGTACGTTCCTCTTTTTTCATTCTTAACTGTTCGGCACAAATCTGTATTTGACGTGCTAGTTCTCCATCGATATTACCAACTTCGCGACTAATATCATACAGTATTCTAACTGCTTCTTTTATGATCATTGAGTATTCCTTTATTTTTGATGGCTAGCTATTACCTGTTGCTGATTGTAATTTGTGTTATTTAATACTGCTTCTTTTTCCGGTATACTTAGATTACTTAATTGTAATCTGCCTTGTATAACTTCTCTTGTTATATACTTTATATATGACTCATTAAACACATAACCGCCGGTTTCTGATGAGTCAGCAAGCTCGCTCCACAGTTTACCATTCCATTTAAAAAGTCTATGAGGCTTAAAGTCTACACGTAGGAATAGTTCTCCGACATCAGGGAAGTCTGGAAATTTTTCACCAAATCCTGCAACAGCATCTTTAGTAATACGTCCAGTATAGGCATTATCACTATCGTCGTCTGTTAATGGTAATTCGAATGGTCGTTGAACTATCTTTTCAACTTCTTTGATAACTTCTATTTCTTTTGGTTTTGATTCTAACTCATCAAGAGCCCGCTCTAAATGAATTAGGGCAGTTCTATACTTCTTCCATATAAGATCCAGGGCGTCTTGATCGTTAGCCATTCTTCGCTAGTCTAGCTTCAAGTCTTTTCTCAAGCTCAATAATATCGGCCGGTGATTGCCAATCAATTCCAGCGTCTTTTAATTTTTGCTTCAGTAACTCATTTTCATCCAGAGCCTGTTTGTTCTTTATACCAAGAACATTGTTTTCATCTAGGGAATCTTCTAATGCTTTTAAAGCAGTTCTGTACTTTTCCCAAATGTTATCTATTGCTTGTTGTGGTGCGGCCATTATTTTTTCTCCAGTTTACTGTTTACTTTCTTTTCTAATTTTCTGACATCTTTTGGTGTATCTCCATCTACATCAGCATCAACTTCGATAGTTCTCTCGATGATCCTAGTTTTTCCGTTTGTTTCTGCAGTTGGGTCTCCTCGTGCATAACGGAATGAGTATTGACTTGCTATTAACATTAATACAGCTAGCGGATCAAATACAAATATAATTAATATAATTACCCAACGTACTGCTTTTTCAAGCATTTCTTTATCTGCTTGTTGACCGTAAACAAATTCAGCGATATACTTTACAGGTCCAACTTCAGCTTCTAGTTTACGGAATTCTTTTTCATAAACCATTTTATCTTCACGTACTAGATCCAGTGCCGACTGTTCAGTTACAATATTTGTTTCAATTTCCTTAAGACGAACATCAATCTGCTTAGATTTTAACTTACCATCTTTATTAGCTGAGTTAATACGCTTGTTTAATACGTTAAGTTCTTTCTTGTACTTTTTGTCAATAGCTTTTAGTTTTGTATTTTGTACCTTTCTAGCTTCTGTACTTTCTGTGTTCTCTTTATCTTTGGCCTGGCTAACTAGATTATTGAATGCCTGCTTGGCTCCTGCTACTATCTTATCATATTCATCGCCACCACCCCAACTGTCCTTCAGTCTAATTTCTGCCGCTTTTAGGTCTGACTGTTTACTATTTTCCGCGGCCTTTATATCAGCGTCACGTCTGTCTTGTGCTACTTTAATTCTATCTTGAGCTTCTTTACGTACAACTTCTTTTTCATCTTTAATTAATGCTCTAATATCGCTAAGTGCATCTTGGTCACCAGCTACTAGTGCAGTTGAACTACTACCAGATCCTTTAAGTAATCGTTCCATTTCTTGATTCCAACGATCGATCTTGGCATTGCCTCGAGTAATTTTTTCATCTATAACTTCAATTTGTGCTGTCTGTTCGTCACTCATTGATGTTTGTTCAATGTGTGCTTTTGATAGGAATCCAAAAATTCCCATTGATGTAATAACCATTAAGAAAAATACAGCAAAGGCTAGATAACTTTTAAGCCAACGAACTGTGTGGTTCCAATTCCTATGTAACCAAACAGCAGTAACTAATTTTCCTACTTCTAGTACTACCCCCATTGCAATAATAGCTGTTGCACTTGCGGCAAATATAGCAACAAGTCCTGCAATACTATACCATACAGCAATTGCTGAAATAGCTAGTCCACTTAATAGTGTTAACCAGGGTATAAGATATTTGTCGCTAAAGGTAAGTTTATTCATAGTATAATATTTATTGGGTACGTGGATTGCATAACAATAAGTTTAAATCAACCTAATTGTTACTCTTCCCAAGGTCGACCTTGAATTAATGTGCCAGCATTATCCACAACAGCATTACCGCTATACTTTGTTGGTAGCAGATCGATATCAAGTTGGTTGAATGAACGGTAGAATGGTTGTGCTGTATTGCCACTGCCGCTAATAGTTCCGTCTGTGGCTACCGTTTTACCTTGACGTTTTGCTTCAGCAATATTTAATTTACCTACTTGCTTTAGCTGTTTACTGACTAAATGTGCTATTCCGTTAGCTGACATATTGTATAAATCCTTATTTCTGTTTAATGTATTTATCTTATAATTTAATTGCTCTTTTATTGCGAGTAGTATATAATGTAAATATGTTTAATATAAAACAAGTTAACCAGTCTAAATGGACTATGACTTTAACTATATCATATATAGCCGAGGACGGCACTTCTGTGTGGGATGATCCAAAAAAGGTATACAAAATTAAAGATTATGTTGATACCATGGTTGAAGAACTTAAAGACCGGCCACAAGTTAGTAGGACAGGCTATGATGAATGGGTGTGGTACGATTACCACGAAATGGAACGCTGGATAACTTATTACTCTTTAAAAAATGATATTACCCAACAAGTTCAAATTAACTAAAAAAGTTTTATATAGATCCGGAAAGCCGATGACATTTAAAAATCCTGGCCAAAATCTAATGCTGGCAAAGAGGATGATCGAATTTATGACTGCCCATGGTGGTATCGGACTTGCTGGGCCTCAGATAGGTATTAGTCGTAAAGTTTTTGTAATGCAAGTGGATGCAGACGAGTATCATTGCTTTAATCCAGAAATACTAGCATCCAGTGAAGAACTAATAACACACCAAGAAGGATGCCTAAGTTTTCCAGATGAATTTTTAAAGATAGAAAGACCAAAAACTGTAGTAGCTAGATTCTGGGATCATGAAGGGAACGAAGTTATTAGACAGTTTGAAGGCCTAGGTAGTATATGTTATCAACACGAATTAGATCACTGTAACGGAATAGTATTTCATGACAAAGCGAACTAATAACAATTACTTGTATGATAGTAAACTAGATAGGATTGGCACTATACTAGGCGATGTTTGGTGGGCTAGTATAGCAAAGTGCCAGGAAGAATATAAAGAAACCGATGGAGATCCAGTCGACTTTCAATTTTGGCTAACCGAACGTTATGGTATAAAAATATACTATGATGTAGATATCGGTATACTACCAAATTATGACATAGTCGACGAAAAGAAATACCTTTTTTTCAAAATGAAATATTCAGCTGTAAAATGAAACACGATTCGCAATGGCCTCCACCGGAATGGACCGAAGTTATTATTACTTGGGACACTATGAATACGAAGCCTACACATAAACCGCCTTTGATAGCAGAATGGTTAGAGACCGCTCCTGGCCATGGCCACTATCACTTACACGGCTGGCGATCTGGTAAGGACGAGTCAAACGAAGGATTTGCGTATAGATTTGAAGATCCACGTGATGCAACTTACTTTAAATTAATATGGGCAACTTGACTTGCAATTTTTACCAAATAATGTTATAATAACGTATGGCTATTAATCAATACACATTTGAACGCAGAGTAATTTATCAAGAATTTACTTACATCGAAGCTAACACAAAAAAAGAAGCTTGGAAAAGAGTTCAAAGTGGCGATTCAGACGACTGTGAGATAGGTGATTGGTATGATTACTATGATGACGATTTTGAACTTGTGGATTCAACTGATAATCTATACGATCCACTAGTGGAGATGGTTAGGAACTATGGCTTGCCTGTACAGTTAGAATTATTCGATACTCCTACCGAGATAAAATCATGATACGTTATATATTAAATGTCACAGTAGTAACTTTTGTCGTACTAGCGTTATATACACTAGGGTGGATTATTAATAATCCATGGCTGTTAGGTAACTGATGCAAGAAAAAATTGTACAATGGATGAAAGATTTTGTTGAAAAACCTAATCCTAAATTAGGTAATTGGGCACCCTGTCCGTATGCACGGGCCGCACGTATAAACAATCAAATTAACATACAGCAAGGTACTAATCCTCTAATAGATATTGAAAGTATAAACTGGACACAGGAAGTTTATGTGTTTTGGTATCCAACTGAAGAATTTACAGCACAAGAATTTAGGCAAATAGCACAAGATCTCAATGATTCTTATATGCCAGATGACATTGTGATACTAGAAGATCATCCTGAATTAGTCGAAACAGTAAACGGTGTTAGTATGAACTTTGGACATTCAGCATTACTAATAGTACAACGGCTGAAAGAATTGAATGCGGCCGCTGACAAGATTAGAGACAAAGGTTATTATGATCATTGGAGTAAATCGGAAGTTGATAGTGTAGTATCATGGCGTTATAAATAGTTTTAATTACTATTATTTAAAACTTCAACATATGCTTTCACCCAACGACCAGAATCTATATTACGCTAGGATCGATCTATCTAAGACTAACTATACTTCCAAAGCCGACTTTAAGATAATTATTAATCCCGATATCGATGAACTCCAATCAATCTTTAAGAAGTATTGTAACTATAAAAAGTTTCTTAGTGTTGAACCAATGTGGGAAAATGAGTTTATGTGGAATCATAACGATGTCGTTGGTTATTATGATGATGCTAAATTGGTTGCGTGGAGTGTAGTAACCAAGTATAATAAAGATGTAGTGTATGCCGTTCAATTTGCTTGGGACTATGCAAAACCTAAACTAAGTTTAGGACGTATAAGTTTGGAAAATGAATGTGCATATTATAAAGACCAAGGATACAAGTATTATTACCTAGGTGAAGCACACAAGTATAAAAGTAAGTTTGATGGATTTGAATTATTAGGAGAAATATAGTGGACGTATACAATATTTGGGCCGACAAGAAAGGCAACATAGATGATCAACAATGGATTGATAATATGAATGCTTTCTTACAGCAGTTAGTCGACGAAGGCATAATGGAAAAGTTTCGTGTGATGCGTATGAAACTAGGGTTTAGGAGTATGGATATACCTGAATGGCATATCATGATGGAGTTTAAAAATATGGAACAGTTAGACAAAGCCCACACCAGGGTTGCACCTCTTAAAGGTGAGCTAGAAGAAAAACATATGAGCTTTAATAGATTTGTAGATACTGCAACGATACAACACGCCTTATACCGAGATTACCCGGATGAAGTATAACATATGGAACAAATGGGATCCACTCAAAGTATGTATGCTAGGAAACAACTATGCACCAGAGTTTTTTGACGGGCTAGGTACTCGAGCAGAATCTCCGCTTAAACGAATATGTCAAGAAACACTTGAAGACCTTGAAGGTTTCAAAAATATTTTACTAGACTTTGGTGTAGAGGTTATACAACCTGAATTGGATAACACTGAACGCTTTATAGATAATCCTAAAGAATACCCACGTGGCCCACTACAACCTAGAGATTCTCAACTAGTTCTAGGGAATCGTGCTTGGTCAAATAAAACTGATCATTATGCTATCCATAGATGTTTAGAAAAATATGGAGATTTAGATACAGGAGTTGCAATGCTTCTCACTGATACTGATTATGATCTAATTGCTGGAGCAGATTATCCTAGTTATGATGATTATAAAAACAACTTTACTAACGAGAGTTTTTTCCAGCCGGACATTTGGCAAGAACTACAAAAGGATTATGTAAAAACTTTTGACTTATCTAGTGCAGGAAGTTTTCCTCTAGGGAAACGTATTGACATTGGTATGGAGACTGTTGCTGATAAAACATTTGATTTTAAAAGAACATATGATCCTACTGGACTTTTTACTGATGTAAACTTTGTGCCATTGGTAGGACATAGTGATGGAAACTATCATCCTATAAAGCCTGGAGCAATATTAAGTTTGTATGACGTGCAGACATATGAAACAATGTTTCCTGGCTGGGACGTATGTTATTTGCAGGATCAAAGTTGGAACAAAGTGAAAGGCTTTTTAGATCTAAAAAGGAAAAATGCTGGCAAGTGGTGGCTTGCTGGTGAGGAAGATAATGCGGAGTTTACACACTTCGTCGAAACTTGGTTACAAGATTGGGTTGGTTATGTTGAAGAAACAGTGTTCGACGTTAACGTGCTAATGTTAGATGAACATCATTGTTGTATATCAAACCCTAACAACGAACAAGTAAATACATTTTTAAAAAAGCATAATGTAGAACCGGTGTATGTGCCATGGCGCCATAGATATTTCTGGGACGGCGGATTGCACTGCATTACATTAGACCTTTACAGAGAAGGTAAACAAAAGGAATATTTCAAATGATCACAAAATATAGTGTAAATCAACATTGGGATCCACTCAAAGTCTGTGCTGTAGGGAAATCATATGCACCAGAGTTCTATTCGTGGATTAAAAATAGTAAAGCACGTACAGTTATGGAACGTATTGCTGAAGAAACAGAAGAAGACTATCAGAAGGTAATCGCATTATTAAAATCATTTGATATAGAAATTCACAGACCGTATGTCAGCACTGATTATAAAAATTATCTAGATTATAATGGTAAAATTGTTCCTCCGCCAATGGTACCTAGAGATCATACTGCTATGATTGGTAATAGGTTCTTTTTTAATTTTCATGACCTTATGATTAAATGGGATGCCATTAAAGGCGAAAGCTGGGGAGATCGGCCAGAATCCCCAAAAGATATTCCACAATGGATTCTCGATGAAGCTTTTAATCAATTTGGTATAAGTGATCCTGGGTCTCACTATTTTGGTTGGAAAGGTATGCTAGATAGTCTTGGAGATAAATGCGAGTTGGTTAAAGAGAAAAATACTGTTAATGGCGCTTTCACAACACGAATTGGTAAAGATTTATACCATGGTACTAACGTTAAAACTGATGACTTCAAACCAATACTGAGTGAAAGACAAGCACTATTCCCTGACCATCGCAATCATATTGTAAACTCAGGTGGACACAGTGACGGTATTTTTTGTCCGGTTAAACCAGGTTTAATTCTAAGTCTACGAGATGTACAAACATATAGTGAAACATTTCCAGGATGGGAAGTTGTGTATCTTCCAGAACAGAGTTGGGGTAAGATCCCGGAATTTCTTGGTCTTAAAGATAAAAACGAAGGTAAATGGTGGGTACCTGGTGAAGAGACTAATGATGAATTTACAGATTACGTAAATGAATGGATGGGCCATTGGGTTGGATATGTAGAAGAGACTGTGTTTGATGTTAATGTTCTGGTTATAAACGAACAAAATGTAGTAGTTAATAACTATAACAAGGAAGTGTTCGAAGCGTTTGATCGCCATGGTATTACTCCACATATTATAAATTTCCGTCATAGATACTTTTGGGATGGTGGGTTACATTGTATCACATCAGACCTTAATAGAGTAGGTGAACAAAAGGATTATTTCCCCAATCGCGGTAACCAACAAATTGAAATTTAGGAAAAATAATGTCAGATAAAAAAACAATGTCAACAATATATTTAGATATGGATGGTGTAGTAGCAGACTTCGAAGGATACGCAGAAGCAGTTGTTGGGCATCGGCCGAAAAGAGGGCATAGATACAGTACTGACGATTGGTTTAAAATTTGTGTTGATGAAAGAATTTACAGTAAACTAGAACTAATGCCTGATGCTGTTAAACTAGTAAATGAATTAAAAAAAATAGCTAACGATAAGGAAATGAATATTGCATTCCTCTCAGCAGTGCCACGTGAAAATAATATGCAATGGGTATTCTGGGATAAAACACATTGGATTAAAAAGCGTTTTCCAGGTATTCCTTTATTCTTAGGACCTTATACTGTAGATAAGAAATCTCATCATAAAGAAGAAAATGATGTATTAATTGATGATAGAATCAGTAATATCGAAGAATGGGAAAGTGTTGGGGGGAAAGCTATATTGTTTAAAGATGATGTAGCTGATACTTTACGTCAGCTACGTCGTATGCTTGGCTAGTGTAGTACTTTTGGTACAAGCAAACTGTCAGGATCGTCAATTCCAAAATGTTCAAACACTTCTAACAGTTTAGCTGGATATCTCATTGAATCTGTTACTGGAAATACAACTTCTTTCAACTCTCCGTTTGGAGTACAAACAAATATATAATCTTCAGCACTAAAACCTTCATCGTTACTTTCAAACTCAATGTCATCTTTACCTAGGTCTTTTGAAGTATTTTCTTTTTTTGCCATTGTCGTTCTCCTTATAATATTCTATATTTTCTCTTATCTTTTCTTGTAGCTGTTTAGTTATTGCGTGTTTCTTACCAAATGCTTTATAGTATGTTTCTAAGTCCGGACTGTGTATCTCTTTCTCGTTAGTAATATTTAACTTATATTCCATCAGGTAATATCTGGCCGCTATATTCATTCCATATGCTTCTATTTCATCTGGATTACCTAGATATTCCTGATCCTGCTTTATCTTAATATTTTGATGTGTGCTTTTGTATAAATTTTTATTCTGTTTATATCTTCTATTCCTATACTGTCTTTGATGTTCATACTCGTGTATTAGTACTTCTGTTAAATCAAATGCTAATTTTCCGGCTACTTGTTCGGTAATTAATAAAGGCTTTGTTTTTAGATGATTAATTATAAAGTCAATTATAAACTGTTTTTTGCCTGCTTCGTCAAGTCCTGGATCATACTCTGCTCCAATGCACCAATCTCCCTCATCAAGATCATTAGTTTGTGCCAGCTTTACCCTAATAGGGTGATGTTTATTAAGTTGTTTACCTAGAACTTTAACTAAATTGCGAGGAGTTATTTCTTTTCCAATTAGTTTAAAAACCCAGTCTTTGATAGTTTCATACTCTGTTACTGGATTAAGATGTAGATGTTTATGTTCCAAATGATCCTTGTGTAGCTACTGGACCACCGGATGACGGAACTCCTTCAAACGGGTTAAAATCAGGCCTTTTGACACCATATTGACCCAATAAATCGTTGTTTTTGCCTTCTGCGAGACTACTTTTAATAGAGTCTCCGTATTCGTTATTACTTGCCATATTGCCTAGCAGTTGATTTGATATATCGTCTGTACCAAATTTATGTAGGTTAGTTGCAAAGGTCTTCGAACTGTTAAGATTGTTCGGTGGTGGTGTTGAAAGATCTATCCCTGCTTGACCAAACAAAGTAGTTTGCTTGTTTAATGCTGTTTCCATATTAGCTATACTAGTCATATCAATATCACTATTGTTTAGTGCATCTATATCTGGACCGCCACTTATGCTTTGGAAGAAATCAGTCAGACTTGGCATTCCTAGTGGGCCTTGTCCGGTTCCAGTCATACTATCTAGTTGTGCTTGTTCACTGCTAACTAATTCAGTTAGTGAAGGAGTACTAGCATCTAGTGTAGGAACATTTGGTATCTGGAGTCCTCCTAACATTACGTCAGCCTGTGCTGGATTACTAAAGCTAGCACCCATATCACCAAACTTTGTACCTATACCAGATAATGAACTATCGAATCCGTTTAAATCTTCAGGCCCAACTAATTTGTTTATGTTGAGATAATCGGACATATTATTAATATCGCCGACCGGACTAACACCAAGTTGATCTGTTATTGATTGTAATACTAGTGGATCGTTTTGCTGTTGCAGTGTTTTTTGAATTTGTTCAGTATATACTGGATCGTTAAGGCTAGTAATGTCTACTCCATTACTTGTAAGTGCAGAATCTAATCCTGTACTAGTTCCCATCTTAACTTTATTAATTTTATCAATAAATCCTGTGCCTTGACCAAATGTTGACATATCAGTTGTGTCATAACAAGATCCAGCCTTGCTCATTATACTACCAGCTTTGTTTAGATCACCAAATTCGTTATTAAGTCCTTGACAGCTTAATGAGCTCATATTAGTTATGCCACTGCCGTAGTCTGGAAAGTTAGGAGTATTAGCCATAAAGTTAGTTGCTTTTTTTATCTCATTGGCATCTGAGACGTGGCCCCGTGCTTGATTTATAAATGAACCAAACCCTGCATTAGTTGGAGCAAGTGTTGAGTTGGTTGAATTTAGATTAGCAATAAGATTGGCCGCGGCGGCATTTGCTGGACTGCTTGAGCTATCTGCTACAACTTGTAGTTTAGCAATAGCTGTTGTAACAACAGGAGCAACACCAAGGGCTAAATTTTGATTAATGCCACTCATTGCCTTAATAGTACTAGGAGTAATTGAACTACCACTAGCTGTACTTAATGTCAACAGCAAGTTGTCCGCAACTACTGTTCCGGATTTGCTTGTTACAATTAAATCTGCGGCGGTAGTATCAGCCATTTTTAACTTGTCCTATGCTTGTAAAATTTCGCTTGATGCCCCAGCTGTTTCAATACCTGTAGTTGTTTTAATATAATGATCTACAATTTTTTGCATCGTTGCTTGATGTAACATTACGTGTTTCTTTTCTAGTGTTACATTCTTATTTAACTCGCTAGTAAATAAACTTTGAATTAATCCTAGACCTTGTTGGCTAGGCATCACTGTACAAGGTTTTTCAATTGTATAGGTATCATTGTTTTCTTCAATTAATTTAGCAACTATCTCGTCACCATTAACTAATTTAAAACTTACTATTTGATCTGCTTCATACTTATTCACTAACATCTGTTTCTCCTAATCTTTCGTTGATTTCTTCATCTGACAACTTAGTCAGTCCTTGAAAGCCACCTTCTACAAACAGTGTTTCCCCAATGTATAATTGAGGTACTGATCGATGACCTTTTTCCATTAGCCACTCACGGGCAGTTGGATCTTTATCTACGTTAACTTCTTCGTAGGTAATTCCTTTATTGGTTAATACAGCTTTTGCTGAACTACAATATTGACAGGTATTTCTTGTGTATATCTTGAGCATTTTAATCTAACTCCGGTAATTCATCGTATTCAAGACTTCCGTCCATTACACCAATGACATAATTAGTTGATTCGTTTTCTTGTAGTGCTGTTTGTTTTTTACTAGTATCACTGTGTTTATTAAACCACGGTATCGGAGTAGTCTTAGGTGCTGGATCTTGATACTTAATACCAATATCTTTAAGGGCACTAACTGCTGTGTAGTCAACAAACTCTTTAAGTATGTTTGCATTAAGACCAATAACCGGGCCCAATTTGAATAGATAGTCTGCCCAGGCTTTTTCTTCAGCTATAACATCTATATACATTTGATATACTTCAGCTTCACATTGTTCTTTAGCTTTTGCAAATCTCTTGTCCTCTTTAACTACCTGTTTAATCATCCAAGCAGTCCATTCTTTATGCAGTAATTCATCTTGTAGGATTAGGCTAATAATATTTCCGTTACCCATAAAGATTCTATTTTCTACCATTGCAAGACTTGTAGCAAATGATACCATAAATCGGAATGCTTCTAGACCATAGCTTGCATTTAGTGCTAGCCATATTGCATTGATATGGTCCTGCTCGGCAATCTTGTGTCCTAATTCTTTCTTACAATTAATTACGTGCAATTTGTCGTAGTATTCACCAATATTAGAAGCCATATCAATAATTTCATTGGTGTCGTGAATTGTATTAAAAACTTCTTTAGGCACATTGTAGATGTTACGTATAATATGACTGTAACTTCTAGAGTGAATGTTAGTTTCAAAGAATGACCAATTAAACATCAACGCTTCTAGTTCAGGCAGTCCAACTACTGGTGTAAATACCTGTGCTGGGCCACGCCCTTGCAGACTATCTAACGCTGTTTGCCTTAACAGATTTGATGTGAATATATGTTTAACTGTATCACTAGCAGTTTTAAAATCATTTGAATCTTTTGTTAAGCTAATTTCTTCAGGAATCCAAAAGAATCCTCTAGCAGTCTGTTCTAGACTAACTATCTTGTTGTATTTTACTTCTTCGAATCTCTGTATTGTTACAGGACCTTGGGGGTCAAGGAACATCTTTCTATTTAGATAATCAGTTTTTGTTTTTAAGTTATATTGTTCTTTACTCATTATAGTTTACACGCCTCACAGTCATCATCGTCAATAAAATCTTGTCTTACAGTATCAGACAAGGGTAAAAGATTACTTTCATCTAATACGTCATCTATGTTTTTACTACCAGCCTTGTTAATAAGACTGTAATAGAAGGTTTTGATGCCCCAGGCGTGTGCCTGCATTAGATTCTTAGCAATTATAGTTGTTGGTACCTTACGTTCCGGAAAATGTGCTGGATTATAAAAGGTATTTGTACTTATGCTTTGATCCACATAAGCGGCTAGTACCGCGGCCGTTTTAAGGTATGCTTCACAATCCTTTTGGTCCCACATCAGTTCATATTTATTCTTTAATTTATTATACTCCGGAACTACCTGTATTAACGATCCTGCTTTGGATTCTTTAACTGATATCAAGCTCATTGGCATCTCAATACCATTGGTGCTACTAACTACAACAGAACTTGATTCAACTGGAGCAATAGCCATTAGTGTAGCATTACGCACACCATACATCCTCATATCATGACGTAGAGTTTCCCAGTTTAAATCATTTGTTGGAGTAAAGTCTGTTAGTTTATTAACACCTTTAGCACGATTTTCCCAGGGAAATTCTCCTCGTCCATAACGTGTGTATGCACTATGTTTACAGGCACCACGTTCTTTAGCTAGTTCAACAGTACCTTGAGTTAGATAAAATGCTTGATGCTCCATCCAAGTTTTAACTTCTTGTAATGCTTCTTTCTCTCCGTACTTCATTCCTCGTTTAGCGTGCCAGTAAGCTAAATTAGTAACACCAACACCTAGTGGTGATATCTCATCATTTGACAATTTACTTTGTACACTTAAGAAATCTTGATAATCTAATATGTTGCATAATGAACGTTGTAATATACGACAGGCTCTACGCATATCTTCTGGATTTCTAAAACTACCCCAATTAATACTTCCTAGAGTACATAAAGCAATACGTCCATTAGGATCATCTAATCTCTTAAACGGTTTAGTTGGTAACAGTATTTCACAACATAGATTACTTTGATATATTGGATGATGTTCAGGATCAAATGGTCCTTGTTTCATTACGTTGTCAGTAAATGCAAGATATATTCTACCAGTATCTGTACGTTCTTTAAGTATGCCTGCTTTAAATACTTCTTCAGCTGATATTACTTTTTTACGTAAGTTTCTTTGTTTTTCGTACTGTATATATAAGTCTTCAAATAGTTTTGTGTCTGTATAAAATGCTTCATACAAATCAGGAACTTCGTTTGGATCAAAGAATGTAATATTTTCTTTGTTCTTGAATCGTCTAAAAAAGAAAGCATTCAATACTACACCATAGTCCATATGACGTACACGAGTTTCTTCTGTTCCTTGGTTGTTTTTTAATACTATTAGATCATCAAATTGATGATGCCATATGGGATAAAATACTGTTGCTGAAGCATTACGTATACCACCTTGGCTACACGATCGTAGGTCACCAAACCATTTCTTTAAAAATGGAATCATACCAGTGTGCATAACTTCACCACCTCTAATGGGACTACCTAATGGTCTTAATCTTCCTACCTCTAGGCCAATGCCTGCACGTTTAGCCGCATATTTTGCCATCATTTCACCTGATGCAAATATTGAGTCTAAGTTGTCGTCTGCTTTAATTAATACACACGAGCTAAACTGTTTTGTAGGGGTACCTAGGCCAGCCAGTACGGGAGTTGCTAGGGTAAACAATCCATCGCTGGCGCAGGTATAGTACTCTTTAATAAACTTTAATCTTTTATTTGTTTCTTCTTTATGGAATACTGTTGCCGCGGCAATTATATAACGAATCTGTGGAGTCTCATAAATTTCTTTTGTTGATCTATTCTTAACAAGATATTTTGCAATTAACTGTTCAATGGCCGCATAACTATAATCTTCGTCTTTACTATGGTCGATGATATTTTCCATATCGTTCCATTCATCTTCTGAATACCATTTTAGTAATTCTTCTGTATACAGGCCAGTGTCTACATTTTTTTTAACAATTTCATACAGTTTAGGTGGGAGATAGGTACCATATATATCTTTACGTAACATACTTAGGCGTTGCTTGCCTGCTACAAATTGGTAATTGGTGTGTCCTACTTCTGGCTCGTGTTCTATATCAATTAGATCAACTACAGCACGTAAAGTAATCTCATCAATCTCTCTGGTGCTGATACCATCATAAAAATGAGGCTGTGCCTTAATCTCTATCATTGATTGACTAACGTCTGCAGTACCTCGACAGACCTTCGCTACTTGAGTTTGCCATTTGACTAGGTCTAACGGAACAACATCACCACTACGTTTTTTAACTTGAATACTACTCACTTGAACCCTCTATTTTCTATATGTTTATGTTTAATAACTTTCCAATTTTAAATCTTTACTCGTGTATTGATAAAGCAACTTCAACTGCTTTTCTTGTATCTGTTTTGTATTTACTATTTCAAATGGCCAGTAGTTAAGAATATATTCACCACCCTTAAACCACGCTACAGCGTGCCTTTCCTTGTCATCATAGTTATAGTATACACGTAACTCTACATCGGTGGATCTATGTCTAGTAAAGTATATAGTATACATTATTCCTAGAGCTTTTGCAATGGTACAATAGTTGGTTTCGGCTAACAATTCCCACGGAGTTGGCCAATTTTTATTACTACTTTGGTCTAAAGCATAGTTGACTTGCGGAGCACTGCTCCACATTTCGTTTAGTTCTACAAGTGCTAAATCAAACGGCAATTTGTCTAGTTGTTGCCTGAAATCGGTCCATTGCCTTAATCGATCATTCACTCGTAGGGTCCAGAAGTCCTGCCAGGTCATAGACATCTTACGCTTCTACTTGGAATGATTTCAGATAATAATTGAATGTGGCATTTGTACCAGTATTGGTTGAAACATACTGTAATGATACGTTAGAGGCATTTGATGTGTTAGCCGCAAAAGTTAGTATAACTCCTGTGTTGCCTGTTTCTACGTAGTCGTCTTCTAGCTGTGATACTCCACCGATGTTAGTTACTTTCATTGAACCAACTCGAGTAAATGATCCTCTAACTAGATCATAGTCAATTATTCTTTGTTTAAGATTACCGACTGTAATGTTTGTCTGTTGTGTAGTATTGTTGAGAATAGTAGTAGTGTTAAATGATAGATTAGACGCTGTAATGTTAGCTATAAGATTATCTAGATCACTATACTGAGTAAGTATTTCAGTAACACCTAATTGCGGTGCTCCTTCTGTAAGTGTACCATTACCAATGAATAATCTGCGTTCATCAATTGACCAGCCGAACTCGCCACTTGCCAAATTTGGTAAATTTTCTTGTAGTCCTCTTCGGACCTGTATCTTTGATATTTGTATTACAGCCATATTCTCACCTTACTTTATAACTAGTATTTATGCTCAGATAAAAACAATGAGCTTAGAGAGATTATGCTAACTTATAATACTGCTCAACCCTGTCAAACCATCGATCTCGCCAGATATTCCATTCGTTTCCTTGTACTGTCCACGTTTGAAATTCATAGTCCTTGCTACACATTAATATAACTCCGGTTTTAATGTCTGTACCATGGACCTCATTATGTGCTTCAGCATATGCACATAATTGTATAAAATAGTCATCAACCCACTCTGTTTTCTTAGGTTTATTAGTCTGTTTATAATCAATTATTGCTGGCTGACCTTTGTATACTCCACACGCATCTGTAGTACCTGCGTATAATCCTGGAAAGTATAAAGGTACTTCAATGCCCCATACTTCATCTACGTGTGTTAAACCTTTTTCAACAATTACTTCTGCCATTTTATAACTTTGTTGACTATATGGATTAGTTCCAGGAGCTCCCATATTTCTATCATTCTCGACATAGTCTTCTAACCATTTGTGCATACGAGTTCCACGGTTAGCGGCCTCTGTAGTTATTTCTTGTGCTTTGGCAGTACCTACACGTTTACGCCAATTTGCTAGTGCTTCTTGCTTTTCTTTTGACTTAGTTTTATCCAGTATAGTAGTAACACTAGGAACTTTACTACCATCGGGTAAATTGTATAATCTTTTACCATCTACTGATTTTCGTGATATGGGTGTGTAATCGTATTTTTTTATAAGCATAGTATTAGTATATATGTTCATTAGAGTAAAGTCAAGTAAATATATGTATGAAAAAATATAATTTGGTAATATCCGAAAAACATTTTAACAGTTTCCATTCAAAATATTTTACTAATACTTTTACAGAGTATTTTGATGTGTCTTTCATTGAAAGGATTGATAAGATGGATAGTAAAAACTGTTTTCTGGTAGCGGACTGTATGGAAGTGATAACCAACGGTAAAACTTGGTGTGACTATCTTAAGGATCAAGGATATCTAACCTTCGTTGATTCTCTTTGGTGTATGGGAGATCACGCTGGTATAAACGAATACAATGTAAGCAACCGTAATTGGTTTTGGTATTACGAATCTCTTACCTACAGGGATATGGGCTACAACGATTACCGTCCAAACAAGACATACAAGAAAATGGGCTTGATGCCAATGGGGCTGATTAAACCTCATTTTGAAATGTTGTATGAAAGGATGATTCCATACCTTGACGATTTCTATTACAGTTATGTAGAACGATTAGGAAAATACTTGCCCGAGGATGCTGATCCTCTATTTCCAGCAAGTGCAGGAGTGACTGGCCAACAACAAAGATATTTTAATCCAATGTGGTATAATGACACGTATTTTAGTCTCGTTGCTGAAACTACGAAAGATCTTTTAGGAGGGACACACGTTACGGAAAAATCCTTTAAGCCCATGGCCTACTATCACCCTTTTATCGTTTGGGGGCAACCTGGTACTTTACATTTCCTAAAAGATTTAGGGTTTGAAACTTTTGAAAATCTATTCGATGAAAGCTACGATCTAATACAAAACGACCAAGATCGACTGTCGGCAGTAATCAACAATGTTAAATCTTTCCAGAAACACAAATATGATTCTTTAACACTAGAAAAATTAGCACACAATCATAACTTGTTTTTTAATGAGGGTATTGTAAAAGAAAGAATATTAAAAGAAATAATACATCCTATGTTAGAATGGATTGAATCCAAACGGTAATAATAAAAGTAGTCAACTAATTAGACTGTGAAACTTTCTCCACACCCACAGCGTGCTGATTCATTTGGATTGATAAACTCAAAGCCTTCATTGAGTCCTTTCTTTTGATAGTCTAGTTGCATACCTTCTAGATAGGTTAAATCTTTTTTACTTACTACTAGAGTAATGCCTTTGTCTTGATATGTTTGATCATTATCTGTTTCCAGAGTGTCAACAAACTCTAATACATATGCCATACCTGAACAGCCTGTAGTCTTAACTCCTATGCGAAGTCCTATAGTGTTTTCTCTGCTGGCTATTGCATTGCTAGCTTTCTCAGCGGCTATGTCAGTTAATGAAATCATATTAAACTGTTTCTTGTTTTTTCTTGTAATCGACTATTGCACTTTTAATTGCATCTTCAGCAAGTACAGAACAATGTATCTTTACAGGAGGAAGAGCTAACTCTTCAACTATGGATGTGTTTTTGATAGCTTGTGCTTCATCCAAAGTGCAACCTTTAAGCATTTCTGTGACCAGTGAACTAGATGCAATAGCACTACCACAGCCATAAGTTTTAAACTTTGCATCTGTTATTACCCCTTTGTCTACTTTAATTTGTAGTTTCATAACATCACCACAAGCAGGTGCACCAACCATACCAGTTCCAACGTCTGAGTCTTTTTTGTCAAAAGAGCCAACATTTCTTGGATTTTCGTAATGATCTAATACTTTATCGCTATAAGCCATATTATTTCTCTCAAGTTAGTATATTATATACTACACTATTTATAAGGGATTGTCAAGGATTGTATTTAAAAAGTAGATTTACTTCTTTTTTTAGCGGCACGTTTGGCCATCTTGTTTACAGTGTTTGCTGTTCCAGTTTTACCATCGGTGTTAGTTGTTGTTGAGTCGTTTTCACCATCATTGCCTGCAGGGTGTAATTCAACATAGTCTTTGTTAAAACTTTTAATTAGGGTTTTTACTGCTGGATTGTTTTCGTTTGCTGATACTAGAGCATCATAATCAAAAGTACGATCTGTGTTTAGTACTAGCTTGATTATACTCTGTGTAGAAATTTTTGGAAGTGTTTCATCATCTTTGTAGCGATTACGAATAAGTTCCAGAGCTGTTACTAAGTTATCTTCTGGATTTGAACTACTGTTAGCAAATTCATCAACTCGCACGATTATCTTAATTCGCGACCAAGTTCTGTATCACCACCTACTGCGGCACCAGTAGCATCAAAGCCATCTGCGTCCGGAGTAACTGTTTCGACATCATCAACTTCAAGATCAAGATCACTATCTGGAGTTGGCATATCCATTGGAGTATCAACTTGCTCACCGGATAGTACTCTGACACCACCATCGACACCATCTCTAGCTGTTTGTAGTGCTGGCATTAATTGTTCTAATGTTCCGCCAACTGACTGTTGGAAAGCATCAGCTTGTTCACTACCAAGTTGATCACGGATACTATCTAGTAATTGTGGTAGTTGCTCGTTTTGCATTTTACCTGCTGTTTCAATCATATCCTGAACTTCATCTACCATACTCTTAGCGGCTAGTAATACTTCAGCACTACCAACTTCGCCTTCAGTGATAACTTCAGTTTCACTATTTTCTTTTAACCAGGTCGAAAGTCCTTCTTGCACTGTAAGTAATTCCATATAACGTGGATTCTTTTCTGCTGTATGCAAATCAACGCTATGGCGGATGTTGTCTAGATTGGCTGTAATCTTTTCATTTAGCTTAGTAGCTTTAGTTACATCTAGATTATCGTAATTAATAGTGAAACCAAAACGGCTTTCCATTAGTTTGTTCAACTTTTTTGCTGTTTTAGTAGACATTTCTTGTAGTTTCATTGTTATTTCCTAATTTTTAGATACTTTTAAACTTTTATATATTTAGCAATATCTATATTTTTTTTAATTTCTTCTCTGGCTAGATCTATACGTAACATAATATCTTTATACTTGGTTGTAGCAAATTCCTGTCCCCAACTATCTTGAGCTTTCTTAGCCTTCTTATAACGAATACGATACAATTGTGCTTCGAACTCTAATTTATTTAGTAAGGCATCACAGTCTCGAATATCTTTTGCCAGGCTGTGTTGATCTTTATGTAATGCTACGCAATAGTATATTGCGTCTTTACGATTAAAAAAATCAAATAGCTGACTATCTACGTGCATAACACGCCAACAGTCGTTGTTTATATAATTAATGCGATAGTTTCCTACCAAAAGATCCTTGCCAATTTGATAACAGAAAGGAAGTTCACTAGGTACTTGAGCCAGATTTTTTAATTCTTCTTGAGTAAACCTTTTGATTTTTTCAATATCGAATTGTTCAGTCGATGATTTTTGTGTAATAGATTTTGCCATCAGTGTTTGTTCGAACTAGTGCATCCTTAATAGTCAGCTTGTATGCTAATTCTTGTTCTCTTAGGCCTAGATGACTTTTTGGAACAGGAGTATTACCGATAAATCGTTTTAGCAGAGCACTTTCTTCATTAGTAATGGGAGTTAATATTTTATTTTTTAGTTCAATGATCTTCATACAACTATTTATACGACTTCTATATGGAGTGATAAAGAAAACCCATGATGCCTGCTAATGCTATACTTAACAGTGTGAGGACGACTTTCCAGATTTTAGCATCTGTTCCAGCAACTTTCTTTGAGAGATGTCCCTTGATATCCACTAGATGTGTTTCAAGTTTATCCATTCTATGTTCTAAATTTTCTAGTTTGCTTTCCAAGTGAGAGTACCTTATAGCACAAAGCTCGACGTGAGCTTCTAAGTTTTGTTTTTCAATTTCGTTTGGCTTGGCCATCTCGCTTTCCTAAAAGTGGAGCGATGCTTTATTGTGCCTTTGTGTGCCTTAATATGTGCCTTAATGTTTTGTTTTTGCATCTATTACTGTTTCAAGTAGTATTTATAATCTAGAGATTACTGTAATAGTATATTATATCATCAATAAAAAAGGATCCGAAGATCCTTTTTTGTATTACTGTAACTGTTACAGTTTAATTACACTGTAGCAACTATTACCTCTGCTTCTGTGTAGCCTAAAACAACATTAGCTAATGCCCAACCTACGCCATTACCTACTTCAGCACCTGAAACAGCACCGTTAGCATAAGACTGAATTTGTAGCTCTCTAGTTGTTGCCGCTCTTCCACCCCATGATACGTTGTTAGCAGTGAACTCAGGTTCTAGTCCTGAATAAGCAATGTTAAAGATATTACCAGTAGTTGGCACACCTAATAGTTCAATTGTACCAGGCACAACTTGTAGTCCTGCCATAATTTTGTAGTATACTGATCCTGCTGTTGCCCAATTTACTTTACCTGCCGCCGCTCCCGAAGTCGCATACATATTTGCCGCTGTTATTGTAAAGTGTGATAACGTTCTACCACCAGTGGCCATAGCATTACCAAATGATGACCCATCTTCTGGACCAAATCTTTGGTTTGTGTTAGTTTGATAACCCATTTAAATCTCTCCTGTTTCTTAATTAATATTAATTCTAATTCTCTGTATTCACGTGAAGATATACATACTGTTATTTATACGTTACAGCTTATTTAATAGCAGTAACATAGGTATTTTTATTGACACCATCCATAGTAAATACAGGAATTGTAAATTCTGCAGTTGCCTTAAGACTTGGTATTATCGGTACATTATTAAGATCCAGTAGTAACGTACCAATTGGATTTTCTATTTCATTATGGTTTTTAGTAGTCACAGTAAGAAATTGGTCTTTTAATTCAACACCAAATTCAAAATGCCATATAGTATGACGACCGCTGTAACTAGATCCAAATTTGTATTCACTGACGTCGTCCTCGACCATAGACTGTGCTGGATCAATCACCTGTGTACGTAACCCAATTACCTGTAACAGAGTTTCCCAGTTACGTTGCTGGTTCCGTTCAAATTCTTTTTTTGGCGTGAATCTGGTTATTTTTGTCTCTGTTATATCTATCAGAGTATAGCCACTGTATAAGTATGAATTCATTATATACGTATTTATTGGCCAAATGTTTAGTCATAAAAAAAGAGCCACTAGTGACCCTTTTTATAAATTTATATACTATGTAAGTAATATTGATGACGCTTCAGCGACTACAGTACCACTAATATCCTGTGAATTATCACCTGGTGATGCCGCAGAACTAATTATACTAGTGTTTGCATATGTAAATGAGTTTACTGACGAGCGTACTGCATCTGCATTAGCACCAATCTGTCTAATTCTATGCTGTAAGTCAGCAGTTGAAACTTCAGGACCAACTACACAATAAAGATTAGCTGGATGAACATAACTATAGAACCAAGCTGATGGATTAACTTCTTTAATAATTAACTCAGGTGCTCCACCAATTTGATCTACCTGCATTAATACGTTACCACGTGGTGTTGTAGTTGTTGTTGACCCGCCACCGTTAACTGTAACGATTACTAATTTTGAGTTTAGCCCGTATAGTGTGTCTGCTAGTGTACGAGTACCTACTACACCGTTTCCTTGTATCACACCATTAGCAAAGTATTTTTGTTGTTGTACAGCCATCTTGTATCTCCGTTTATAAATTTACTGCTTTCTATTATTTATGCCTTGTCCTGTCTATCGTGCTTTTTGAAAGTTCTGTCTGCTAAATGTTAAACGATCTACTAATTTAACAGCACCACCTTCGTGCCCAATTGCTACAAATCCTTCTGGATTAGTTACTTTATATCCATCATTGGTTTTTTGGAATGTTCTAATACCTTCTACCTGTTGTAGTTTTTCTATTAGAATCTGTTTAATTTCGACTAATCGTTTGTACACTGCAAGTACACCAACGAGATTGTTTACATTATCCCCTATCCATTGTTTTTTACTTTCTATCTTTTCTAATCTATTTTTGGCCTTACGACTATCACTGTCACTAGGCTCAATATCTTTCATCATCTGGTCATTATAATAAGTAACAAAATCTTTAATAAACTGTGATGGATTTGGCGTTTGGTTGCCGCCACGTACTGACTTATTAATAAATGGTTTTATAAACTTAGCAAATTCTTTGTTTTCTAATACCACGTTAAATCTCTGTGGCCCAAGTTTTTCCATTGTTCGCATAGTAGCACCCATTAACGCAGTAAGATTTTTATCTTCTGCAGGAGTCAGACTAGCAATACCTGTTAAATCTTTATATGTTGCATCATCAAACCATACATCACTAGTTTTATTAAGTCCTTCTATATTCACTGAGTAGTCTGCTTTCATTTCTTCAAGACTATCACCTTTATATGTTGTATGAAACACTATACCAAATTTAGCATTTGATATCTGTTGTCCTAGCTTGCTGTTGGATTCTACTGCATATGTAATAGTGTTTGGAGTAAATGTAATATAGTTCTCTCCATCGATATCGTCTGTTTGTTTAGTACCTTCCATAAACATCATATCGCCTTGTAGCACTTGGCCAATCCCTAATTTTTTAAGATTGGATAATGCTGTTAGTAATATGTTTGCTAGTTCAGGAACTTCACCATAAAACTTATCAACGTCTCTCTTTGATTTACATAACTTTGGTTGTGTCTTTGCAAAAACTGACTTGGTGCCTACAAAGAACTTACCGTCTTTAGGATCAGTGCCACATATGATTGCAGGACTGCCGTCCCACTTAACTGTTATCTTTCCTATATTTCCTTGACCATCTGCTAACATCGATCGTACACTGTCAGCATAGTTCAATGCTTCTACTCCGCCTGCATATCCGTTATTAAACACTAGATCTTCTAGATGTTCCATATGGGTATTTTTACTTTCTGTTAGTAAAAAGTTTGGAGTTTGGCCTTTAATTTCAAATAGTTTCATTATGTG